CACAAAAAAAAATTCTGGAAAATTTTTCAGAAAATCGGAGTATTTATAATTAAACAAATATATTATGAGAACAATTAATGAATATAAAAACAGATTCAATCAATTATTGGAAATGTGAAACCATTAATTATGGAACAGGGAAAAACCCTTGTTAAATTGTTAAAAGGAAAGGAGTTAACTGGTTTTAAAAAAGATTCAATATTACCAGAAGGAAACGGTATTAATTTTCTTTCTGACGACAATGAAATTATAATTAAAATGAGGATGTATCCAAAAAAGGGTTATATCAGCACAATAATGATGACTTCAAGTTCAGGACATTCAAAAACGGTAAAAGCATTGTATGACTCATTGGTCAATGTAGGGGATTTTAAAGACGTAGATGGAAAATATGATGATTTATATGGTTTTAAATATAATGATGAGGGAGATGGTTTGGTTGGTACTGACAAAGGTTTAGGAGTATATGCTATAATAAACAATTCAACTAATGAAATAAATAAAATTTTTGATACTTTGGCTACTACATATAATAATAATAGACCAACTACTCAAAATTGATAATACGATGACACTTTAACCACAGCCCCTCTTTAATTCAACGAATGAGGGTTTTTTTTATTTTATGGTATATTTATATTAAAATAATAATATGAAAAGAATAATTAGATTAACAGAATCAGATCTTACAAGAATTGTAAGACGAGTAATTAATGAACAGAAGGAACTAGAATCGATTTTAAATCCACAAATCAAGTTACCTTCTGTGTCCGACGGATGTGAATCTGTTTGGGAAAAAATATCGAATAACGGAGATATTATAAGAAAAAAAGGTTTTATTTGTGAACAAAAAAGGGAGGATGTTCTCGAATACCTTGTAAAAGAAATGTCAAAAAAATACCCATCAAATAATATTCCAGAAGACATGAAAGACGAAATGATAGGATGTCTAACTAAAAAATTTACAGTTTGGTGTGAATCTTAGGGTAAAATTTAAAATTAATATATTTATAAATAAAAAAACTTACAAAAAAATATTAATAAACTTAACCCCCCTACAACAAATAGGGGGTTTTTTATTTCCTTCTATAATTATCTTTAAATGAAAATCATTATTACAAAAGAACAATATAGACTCTTGGTTTTTTCTCTTCTTGAAACATTGGTTGGCAAACTTTCAATTAAAACCATTAAAGACAAATGGAAAGAAAATAATGATAAATCTGACCATCATGATTTATATGATGAATCGGGTGAAGATATTGCAACCATTTGGGTTAAAGGTGATCTCCGTAATAAGGGTTGCAAAAAAGATTTAACACTTGAAAATGGTTTTACACAATCCCTTGAAAATTATATTCCATATTATAAACATGATATATTTTCTGAAGTTTTAATTGAATATGTTTATAAATATACAAAAATTAAATGTGACTGCATTCAATACGATTATGATTATAAACACCATGTTGAAAAAGATGATGATGGTGAAGAATATGAGTATACCGATGCTAAAACAAGAAAGTATAATGTAAAAAAGAAAAAGAAGATTAAAGAATCCGTTGATGGTAAATCTTCATTGGAAAATTTAATTCATCAATTTTTAAATGATGACTTTAATCCTGATAAAGTAAGTGGTTTTGATACTAATTGGGGTGATCCTAAAATATTAGATTTATATCGTAAGCATGGTTCGCTTGCATTTTATATAAATGATTCTGCATCGTACATTTATTACAGTGATGGGACTTTGGAGATTATGCCTTGGGTTTTTGAAAAATTAGATTATTATTTTAATGACCTTTGGTATCCATCATTTAAATCTTGGTTTGAAGAAAACTCTGGACTAAAAGTAAGTATGATGGTGGACTATAGAAACAACAATCGGTTGTTAGAAGAGTCCATTGATAATTCTAATATTGTTGAAAAAATAATGGAATATGCTGGCATTAAATATGATGGCCATGAGTTTCTTGGAAGATCCTATGATAATTTTGGTTTTGATTATACCGATAATGAAATTCCTTAAAAAACTAAAAATTGCCGAAATGGGGTTTAGATTTTTTGTTATATCAGATATTTATTTTGGAGAAAATGAGGATTAATAATTATAATATGAAAACAATTTTAGAATATAATAAAAGATTTTATCAATTAATTGGGTCAACAATCGGTGATGTAAAACCATTAATTAATGAGTCTGAAAAAGATCCTGGAACAGGAATAAATACTTATGGTTATGCTATGGGTACTTACCCAACCTGTATTGGTGCCCGTGTCATCTGTCCAGGAGGAACCAATGGTGATTGGGAGGGATCATTACCTAAAGTGTTGGAAATATGTAGTTTAACTAACTTAACACCAGGCTCTCAAAAAAGATGGAAAAAACTTAGTGCTTCAGGAAACATATCCAATCACTGGTGCGGTTTACCATATCAATATGGTGTTGATTTACCATGTAATCTAAATGATGGTGATAGAGGGTATGAAAATATTAAAGAGGGATTATTAGGTATGGGTTGGATAACAGAGACAGATGCTAAAAGTATCAATTGGAAACCCGCAAATAAAAATTATACAACATTTAGACATGACGGTTTTAAATGTCAAGTTTTATGGAGATGTGATGGGGATCATTTAGACCATATACATGTTGGTTGTAAAAAAGAAAACCCGTCAGTTGATAAAATGTCTGAAGATTGTACATATAAAGATTCTATTAGTAACCCTAAATTAACCTTATCCAACTTTAAAAAAATATGGGAAGATAAAGTTGAAAAAGAAATAAAAAGTATGTTTTCAATTGAAAACCCTATAAGTTATGGACCCGATTTAATCAAGGTAGTTCCATTCAAAGATGCTTATTCAACTCTTGAGTATACATTTTTAGAGTATGCGAACATATCATTTATTGGTGATGGTACGGTGGGTGTTAGTATAATTGCCTGGGGTGAAAGAAAAATTGATGAACTAACCCCTTTTATGTTTTTTATAGATGTTTACAAATCTGACAAAAATGGTATGAGTGTTGGAGAAATAAAAAGATTCGGATTTTTTGAAAACCAAAGTATTGGTACTTTAGAAACCGCAGCGGTTGACGCTAAAAATTACTTTTTTGGTCTTTGTAAACAATTTAAAGAGTACCCATATTCTAAAGAAGGACCGAAGGAATTTGAAAATGAAAATCCATTTGAAATTTAAAATTGTTTGACATAATTTACTGATTTTTTTATTTTTGAGGTATGTTTCACAATACCTTTAACCCAAACCACCTACCAAAAGTTAGTAGAACCTTTTCAAATTCAAGATACCCATTTCAATATTATCATAGATTGATTGAAGAATTTTTTTCTTTTATGTATGAAGGGATTGATTTTAGAATTATTTCATATATAGAAGGTTATAAAATATTAATATTCGATGTTAATCTATATGAACTATATAACCCTGTTACTTTTGACCCATGTTATAAAGTAAAGTTGGGAATAGATTTTAAATACATAAGACAATTTGAATTTTTTGAAACCTTTTATTCGTATATTCCTGACATTGTCCCGTATCTAAAATTTAAACTTATTGTTCCAAGAGACTATCATTCAACAATTATTAATATTGATCATAATGGTTGTTTTAAAGTATTTGATTTAAATGAATTTTATATCAGAGAGGAAGGTACTAGACAATATAGAAAAAATGAATATAATATTGAAAATAGACCGAGTAACAATATGGTTAGATATGATGATTTTGGTTGGGGGTAATATTTATTTTTGAATGAAAGATCAATTAAAAAAAATCCTTACAGTAGTATTAGAAGAAAAATATCCTGAAGTCAAAAATATTATTCTTGTACCTGATGAGTATACCCTAAATAAATTTGACTGTATATTAAATATTAATTACGAAGACTTTTTGAACATGGATGCAGGAGAGTTGAAAAATTTAATAAAAGATTACGCGAGATATATGGGTGCAAAAATCGGTACGGTTGTGTTCTATTAAGTATTTATTATTATGGATGAAAAAATAATCAAAATTTATTATGAAAATTTTTTGGAAGATGAATATGATTTTAATGGAATTATATTAACCCCTTATCTTAATAGAGAAGGAGATAAAATTGATTGGGTGGTAGATAACCCACAAAAATTATCTGTTTCTAAATCAATCATTTTAGATTTTGTCCATGATTTATTTTATGATTTTTGTTTGTATGTTGCATCAGGAAAAAACGGACAAATGGAAACGTATCGTGAGCTACATAAAAAAGCAACTAATTTATCTCTTACATTTAGCTTTCCAAAAGGAGATGTTTTTTTAAATCAAAAAGATAAGTTAAAACTTTCAGCATCATTAGAAAAATTAATCAAATAAATTCCAAAGTAAGGGGAGGTAATCATTACATATTTGATATTGAAATTGAAGATTATGAGTTTGATAATACTTTTGGTGAGGATTTCTACTGTGCGTTTGAGGTTATTTTTTTATCAGGAACAAAAAACGGAGAAAAAATAAAAGATAGTGAAATGGAAGAATGTATTGGTAATGTTTTTAGAGATGATAGTTTTATTGACTATCAGAATAATTTAATGTTTAAGTTTTGGGATTATATAGTATATAACCCACTTTTATTTAATAATAAATTAACTTATTATACTAATGATTTTATTCCTTATGATAAAAATGGAAAAAGAATTATTATCAATTACTAAGTATTTATAAAAAAAAGAAATTATGAAAGCAACACAAAGACAACTAGAAAATTTAATTAGAAGAATAATTAAAGAACAAGAGGAAGGTGAAAATGAGTTAACAAACATTTTTGCTGAAAAAGGTTATTCTAACATTCCTGAAGCATGTAAATCAAAAACGGATCCTTCAACAGGAGAAGTAACATCAAACGTAAAATTATGTTTTGAGGAATTCCAAAAAGCTAACCAACAAGTTATGGATATTGCAAACGCCTTGAAAGAACTTATGGATGAGAAAGGAATACAAATGGAATCGAGAAGATTTAGAAGAAGATACTAATCTATGAACAAACTCCTTATTGAAAATATCAATCGTATTAGGAGATTAATGCTTATAAGTGAGCAAATAGAAAAAGAATGCATACAAGGCGATTGTGAAAATGGAAAAGGTATTTTAAAAATACCTGAAGATGAAAACACAGCTTCTGAAGATTTTTATAGTTTATCTGAAAAATTATTTGATGGGTATTTTATTAATGGGGAACCATACCCGGAAAGTGGTTTCGATGTAACATATAAAACATCTTATGGTGATGTTAAATATTTTGGTCATATCAATAAAGAATTTGGTATGATTGAATATGGTGAATTAACATTCCCCGATGGGACAATTTATAAGGGTGTCTTTAATCAAGAAAAACTAGGGGACCATGTAAAGTTAGATTGTGATCGTATAATAAAAGACAATATGGTCCAAAATTGGGATCCATACACACAGAAACATAAAAATGTCCAAATAGATGATTTATATGATTATCATTTTTTATTACCGTTAAGAGAAAAAGAGGAAGAAGACAAAAAAAAAAGTAGGGAAGAAGAGATTCAAAAAAATATAAAAAAAAGAAAAGAGGAAGAGGATAGACTAAAACAAGAAAAAGAAGAAGTAAAAAAATCAGATATTGAAAAAATAAAAAACCAACAAGATAAAATTGAAAGTTTACTACCTAAATACGTTAGGGATGTTCAAAACTATATTGATAATAAAAAATGTAATTTATTATATGATAAAATTAAATCTATGGTAGAAACAGGTAAGATAGACACTATAGATAAATACAATGATTTTGAAGAACTTTGTCAAACTAAATTGTCAATTGATACTCAAACAGGTGAGCCTTATTTAGAAAAGTACTCTAAATATAATAACGGTCTTTATGATGCGATAACAAAATCGTGTTTAGATTATGATTGGGATTTTTTATCTTTTGTAAAATAGTTTTACGAATTATGTTTTCTGAAAAAGAAATAGAAAAAATTAATAGGTTTTTATCGGACCAAACTTTTGAGTGTTCTGTGCCATTTTTTGGAATTGATGGACCTAAATATGGGATTGAATATAGATTCAAGATTGTTGGGGAAAGAAGGATGATTTCAGTTGGCGAGTACTATATGTATTCTGAAGTTGATATAGAAATTTTAGATATTGAAGAAAAATTTAAATTATACTTTAAAATAATGGGTAAAGATTTTGATAAAGATAGGTTGGTTAGAATATTTTTTGAAAAGGAGTACACATTTAACCATGGTATAAAACAATGTATCGATGAAAATTTAAAATATTTTACGAATGGAGATTACCCAAGAGTGACTATAAAAAATATTACAATGTCTGATGAATTATACGAAAACATTATAAATAAAGATACTGAAAATACGGCTTAGGACCGATATTGCTACGGCAATAAAAACCCCCATAAGTGTCGCTACCTGTGGGGGTTTATTATTTTTATTGAATATCTAAAACCTCTAAATCAAAAATAAGTTTTTGACCCGCCAAAGGATGATTGGCATCCAAAATAACACTCTCTTCTTTTATTTCTTTAACAATGAATTGAACAGGACCCATCTGTGTATCGGCTTGTAAATGCATACCAACCTCAACCTCACCTGGCATTTGTTCTTTTTTAACTTCTTGAATCATAAAATCATTGTACTTACCATATGCGTCTTCAGATTCAATCTCAACAGTTTTTTTCTCACCCACAAACATATCATGTAAACCTGACTCAAAACCTTTTATTAATTGACCTTGACCTAAAGTTGCTGTTAATGGTTCTCTTCCTTCAACAACAGATGAATCAAAAATACTACCATCTTCTAACCTTCCTGTGTAATTGACAGTCACAGTACTGTTTGTTTCTACTTTTTTCATAAAATTATTTTTTTTATAATTGTATTAAATTTTTAATTAATTGTAAAACTATTTATAAAAAAAACTATTATGAATCAAAGACAAAAAGAATTAATCAGACAAAAAAACATCCTTACTGAACTGGCATATTTCGAAAAGAAATATTTAAACGAAGATGTTAAATTTACAATGGGTGCCGACAAAAAAATAATAAAGGTGGTTAATGGTTTACCATCAAAAGATATTACTCCTGAAGAGAGTTCCGAGATTTCATTGGTGAAAACAACTGACGATGATGAAAACATTTTGGCGGCAGTTGAAAAACTTAATAGAAAGTTCAGAAAAAAGTAATTTTTTATTATCTTTGTATTATGGAAAATTTAAACGACTTGGGATTACCCGAAATAAAATCACTTTGTAAAAAATACGATATAGGAACTGTTGGTGACAAAAAAGGTCTCATCAAAAAACTAAAGTATTTTTTGGATCCTGTGGAAGGAACATTAAATCAACACGCAGGAAGAAAACTACCACCTAATAAAAAAATTGTGGGACTTAAAATATCTGAAAAAGATAAGTTAAATCTAATCCTTAGGAATAAAGGAATTTTTCTTTATTACTCATTTGGGTTTCAGTATTACATGGTGGATAAACAATTAGAAGTATGATGTATTTATAGAATATGGAAGACTTATCAAAAAAATATGATGAAAGAACTCTAAGGTTAATTATTTCGACCTTATTAGAAGTATTCGAAGAAGAGAGTTTAGACTATGAAAACAATTTTGATGATACTATTTGTGATCATATAGATGACTCGTTAAAATATATTGGAATTAATATTAAAAATTGGGACGATTATACTTTTTATGTTCAACTTGTAAGAATTAACCCTAATTATAAAACTGAAAGTATTAAAGTTCCAGAATTAGGTAAGTATGAAGTGAATTTAGATGTTACACTAACTGAATCTGCGGTTGAAACTTGGAGACACGATGTTTATTCATATTTTGATCAACAAAATTTAATTAAAGAACAATTAACAAATTATCCCGACCATTCATATTGGGAAGGTGAAATGATTGATAGAGACGTATATGACACTTACACAGATGATGTTAGAGTTTCTCACGTAGAAAGAGTTAATAAGTTTAGAAAATGAAAAGTAGATTTGTCATATCAGAAAATGATAGACGAAGTATTTTGTCTATGTATGGTTTATTGACTGAGCAAGTAAAAAAAACAATTTCAGGTAAAGTAGTTAGATTTGGTTATTATAGTGATATAATTAGTAATACACCGGCACCTAATGTTAAAGTAGACTTATTAAAATTGGTTTCTTTGGGGGACATAGATGAATTAAGTTTAGTTGATACTCAAGAAACTGATATGTTAGGAACATTCAAATTCGAAGGATTAGACAGCTTTGAAAATTTAATTATTAGATCAAATGAAAATGATTTTTACGAAGAAAAGGAATTAAATGTCCCAAATAAAAAAGAAAACGAACAAGAAATAACCATTCAAGTTAAGTTCAAAGAAAATAAAGAACAAAAAAATATAGACCAAACAATAAAAGAACCTTGTCATAATTATACCTCAGACAAAAAAACATTTTACGGTAAAGCTAAATCAGAAAAATTTAATCCTAATGACGATAAATATGTTTATGATCAAATAGTAATAGATGCGAAAATAGACGCATTAAAACAATATTTTATTATTTATAATGTGTTTTTCGATATAAAGGATGAATTAATAGAAAAAATAAAAAAAGAAGACTCAATTAAATTTAAAATCGTTTGCTCAGAAAGGATTCTAAATGAAAAAAACATTTCTGTAAAATATATTACAGTCAAAATAAATAAAGAAGATTTAGATAACTTTACAAAAGAAAAACCTAAAGATGAGACACCAAAAGTCGAAAAAATAAATTTTCAAAATATTAATTTTAGAGACCTAATAAAAAAATCAAAAGATGAAAATAAATTTGCTTTTATTTTAATGACTAATTTTGGTGAGGTGGTTAGTGAAGATATTTTAAATAGACTTAATATTAATCAAGAAATGGTTAATAAAATTAATAGTGACTATATTGCGGTAAATTACATAAACGATGAGTCAGATAAAGAAGGATATGTTTTGGCATCTAACACCTTAAATGTGTATACAATACCTTCAATTTTAGTAATAAAAGGTATAAAAGATCCTTACCCAATATCAGGTTCATTTAGAATTATCAGTAAGAACACTGACTTTAGTGATTATTTTAATGATTTTACTAATTATTTAGAAAGAGTTAATAATTTAATCAAATAATACAATATTTATAAAAAAAAACAATTATGGAAAATTTAAAACAAGAGTTAAATGAAATGAAATTTTTATTTGGTTATAAACCAGGTAAAGTTATTTCAGAACAAAATATCCCTAACATGGACGAAGATATGGATGATGTTATGTTTGCAGATCCTGATGTTATGGAACCTGAAGTTAAACCTGACACCGATAGAGATGTTGAAGAAAGACCATCAAGACCAGGAAGACCTGACAGAGATCCAAGTAGATTGCCTTACACAGATCCTGATACTCACCCACAAGGTAGAAGAAGACCATCTATGGATCATGATGAAATTGAATACGAATTAGAAATTGATAATAGACCAAGAGATGAAGTTGAATATGAATTAGAAATAGACGACGAGCCGATGATACCTAAAATTGCCGGTATGAGAAGAACAAACAGAGATGAAGTTAGTGAGCCTTTTGTTGATGATGTTGATTCTGAATATGAAAATAGTGATTTAGCAGATTTAGTAAAAAAATATTTAAGTAAGAGAGGTTAATATGCGAAGAAATCGATTGATTTATGAAAGACCCGTAAGTGATTACTTACCTGATGAATTTAAAAAAGGAGCAAAAGAGGCTAGTAAAAGATTGTATGACGATCCTACTAATCCAGCACCATCAAGTAATCAAGTAGGTATGTTAATGATGGGTTTACCGAGAATGGAATCAGGTAAACAACAACAATTAGTTAATCTTGCATTGGAAACATTTTATGGAATGTACCCACACATTAAAAAATTAGTGGATCAAGGTAAGATTGTTATGGATGTTCAGTTAGGTAGTGCTAATGGTAGAATGAAAACACAAACACCCGCAAGACCTTCAATCGAAAAGGCAAAAGAAACAGATCCTGACTTTGACGAAAGAATTAAACAAAGACATTTTATTAATTCTAAAACACAAGGTAAGGCTTGGTTAGATGGTTTTGGTGCAATTAAGAAAATGAAAAGTAAAATTGAGTCCATTGACCCAAGTCTATATCAAAATTATGATGGATTTGTAAGAGGGGCTTCAAGATTTTATTGGGAAAACACAGAAATGTTAGAAAGAATGGCAGCATCAGGTGCTGGACGTATGGCATATTGTGATGTTTATCCCGACAAATCAAAAAAAGGTGTTTGGGTTATAGAAGTTAGAGCACCTCACCTTCCATTATTAATGCATGAATTAGTTAAAGGTGCAGAATACTACGATAGTTTATTTTCATTACCTGGTCAGAAGGAAGTTGGTGATGTTTTAATGGGTATTACTGACGTACACAAACACGAAATACAAAATATGAACTACGGTAGGTCTCTTTGGTCTAAAATCCGTTACATCTTAGAAGAATTTGTAAGCGGTTATGATAGATCTATGGAAAGTGATATTACTTTTATGTTAGAAAGTTTAGGTCCTAAAGTATATAATAGATATATGGATGGGATTGTTAATGATAGTAAAAAAGTTATTGAGGAATTTATTGATAAATGTGAAGAATTAGTAAAAGAATTAGAATGAAAAAAAATTTAACAGAATCAGACATCAATAGAATTGTCAAAAAAATTATTAATGAAGACGTTGATAGAGAAAAAATGATGGAAATGATTGACGATGTTGTCAACAGATTGAAAGAACATGGAATGAAATACTATTACGAACTAAATAAATTAAATTCTCAATACCCTACTGAAAAATATAAAAGAATGGCACCACCAAGAAGAGGTGAAATAGAACAAAGACCTGGTTTAAAAATCTCAAGATCTGTTTTTCCTGACGAAATTTAATATTTTTACATTATAATATTTATTATTAATGGAACCAACACAAGTTAAACAACTTTTTATTGCTCTATTTGGAAAAAAAATAGAAATTTACGGACTTTTTGTTGAATTAATTTATGTTACTAAGTCTTTTTCTGATAATATGTATGATTTTGACTTTGAAATAAAAAATCCGAACGACGTTTCTTATTATGTTGGATCGATTGATTGGGAAATACAACAATTAATTGATGAATTTACTAAATATGTTGACGTTAGAGCTATATCTGCGTCGTTTTTAACAACAGGTCAAGGTGATTTATACTTTAATAGAGAAAAAACTGAAGAAATTGAGAACGCATTTAAGAAAGTTAATACAATAAAGTTCACAACAGGTAGTCGTACTATTGGTTATAACCGTTATGAATTAAAAATTAAGTCAGTTGGTTTTAAAAAAGGGTATGAATACGAACAAATATGGTTAGATAATATTGTTGAACCCATAAGAGCCACTAAAAATGGTAAACCTTGTGATATTGACGAAGCAATTTTACAATTTTATGAAGAATATTTACCTCAACAAGAAACTTATTGGCAATCTGAATACCTCTATCAACATTTAGACCAAGTTTTATCATCAATTCCATCTATTGGTAACAACGATATACTTTTGGAATACTCAACAGATCTATTTCGTGAGTGATTTACTACGTTTTTTACGGTGAAAAGTAATAACAAACCTGTGAACCTCATCTTGAATGGTTGCAAGCAGGTTAAAAAACTTAGAATTTTCAAATTTTACAATATTTCCGTCAGTAAAATGTAAAATATCTGACTTGTGAGACGAATTTTTACTAATTGATACTAAATCTACCCTATTCAGTATAGAAAGTTCGTCAAAAACCCTCTTTGCTACCCCTAATTGTCCTTTACCACCATCAATAATAACCATATCAGGTAGTTTTTTCTTCTCAGATAGTAATCTTCGGAACCTGCGACGTAAAACTTCATCAAAAGAAGCGTAATCATCGGGACCTTCTACTGTTTTTATGTTAAATTTACGGTATTCAGAGGTATTTTTCTTACCATTTGTGTATCTAACAAGAGCAGATACCTGACAATCACCCCCTGTGTGTGAATTATCATACATTTCTATGTCAATAGGAGTGTTTTTTAACCCATAAGTGGTCTTAAACTCGTCTGCAAGTAGTAAATAACCACTAATTCTTGTGGTTTCTACACATTTTTCATACTTAGTAAGAGCATCTAACCTAAATTTGATGTCATTTGCCTTCTCAAACTCCAAATTCTTACTGTATTTTCCCATCAAACGTGATAATTTACCCCTATATTGGTCAATATTAAAGGAAATTACCTGTTTTAGGTCAGTAATTGTTGAATTGTATACAAATTTATTGATATTATTAACACATGGTGCGTCACATCTACCCATATGATACTCTAAACAAGTGGAAAACTTACTATTTTCAACATTTTCAGGTGTAATATCATAGGAACATGACCGTAAATTAAATATATCATGTAATAATTCGTATAATTCATAGCAAATATTACTACTTGACACACAAATTAGTGGATCTGAGTCCAAATTGGCGTCATTTTTTACTTCTAAACGTGGAAAAACGTCATTTGATAAGGTTAAATACCATTTTTTTGACCGATCGTCCTTTAATTTGATGTTAAATTTAGGTTTATAGGTCTTAATTAGGTCATTTTCTAAAATAATGGCTCCATTTTCGTCTAAAGTAGTCAAAAAATCAACATCTGAGACGGTTTCTACCAATATTTTGGTCTTAGTTTGGTGATTTTTGTTAGAAAAGTACGATTTTACCCTATTTGGTAGGTATTTTGCCTTACCGATATAGATAATTTGACCTTTTTTGTCTTTAAAAAGGTAACAACCACTAGATTTTGGGATATTCTTGAGTTTTTCTTCTAACATTTTAGCTAAAATACGCATTTTTATTGTGAAAACCAGCATTTTTGACTATTTATTTGTATGAAAATACTAATTACTGAGTCACAATACCAAAAATTGGTCGAAAATATCGAAATAATTGACGATATTTTGGATAAATTAGGTAAAATTGGGTATGAAAACCTCGAAAATAGTGAAAAAATGACACTAAATAGGTACTCAGAATGGTTAAATTCGGGTAAAAAAGGTGAATTTATGGCTGAAATTACCCCCAAATACCCCAATTTTGAGGCTAAAATAGGTGAAAAATTTACAACAAATATGAGTGATGATAGTGAATTAACCTTTACCTACGATTACTCAGATATCTCAAAACATGAAAATATACATCATGGTACTGTTGAATGGCATGGAGAAGAATGGATAGGATTAATAGCAACTGATAAAGATGATAAAATAGTTGAAATTGATTTTGTTATAGATCAAGATTTTTATTTAGGTGGCGAAGTTGATAGTTTTAGTGAGTATGACGACAGTAATGAAAAAAGACTACAAGACGAAATAGGAAAAGATTATAAAAGATTGGAATATTTCTTCCAAGAAGAGGTGGTACCTTATTTAACTGATTAATTTTTCTTTTTTTAAGTAATCAAATAAAGATTTAGCCAATTTTTCACCAAATTTTATGTCGCTTGGGTAATGAGCCTTTGCCATTTGTCTTGAATATACTATATCATCTTTGATTTTTTTCAATTCGGTTTTTAATTTAGGGTATTTGTAAGATAAAACTAAATATATTAGATTAGATTGAGTTGAATGTCCTGACGGGTATGCAAAACCTTCCATAGATTTTAAAATGGGGTCTGCCAATTTTGGATCAACCCTAAATGGTCTAGGTCTTTTATATAAGTTTTTTAATTGTAATATTATATATCTTACATCATTAACTAATTTATTTATTAATTTAGTTTCATTTATGTTTTTTTCTTCTAAAAAGTCTATAAAGTTTTGTGAAATATTATCTTTTTCTTGTACAAATTTTTTTTTAAGATCTATTTGTTTTAAGTATTGGATTTCTCTTTTTGTTTCTTGACTATTTTCAGATGATGGTGGATTTTCTTTAAATGGAGTCAAATTAAAATCTTTGAAAATATTATTTCTATGAACCTCAATTTCTTTAATGTTCATAAGTTTTTTCATTCTCAATATTTCTTCATTCAATAACATATTTATAAATATAAAAGTATTTACTATTATGATAACAAAAAAAGATTTTTTAAACAGAGGTCTATTATTAAGCGAACAAAAAAATACAAAAGGTGATTATGTTGAAATGATATCATTATTACTTCATTCTAGAACTCAGGCACACACATTACACTTACAAACTGAGTCTTACCCAGAACATAAAGCATTGAACGAATATTATGACGGTATTGTTGACATCATAGATGGTTTGGTTGAATCTTACCAAGGTAAATACGGAATTATAAAGGGATATAAGTCCTATGCTTTAGTTGAATATAAATCAACAGATACAACTATTAAATATTTAAACGATTTGTGTGGTAAAGTTGAAAAGTTAAGAGATTGTTGTAAAGATTCGTACATTCAAAATCAGATAGATACGGTATGTGAGTTAATTAACTCAACCTTATATAAACTAAGGTTTTTGAAATAAAAAAATTGGGATAAATCCAAACGTCGGACCTATTAAATAGATTAACATAAAAGACAAAAAACAAACAAACTATTAAGTGAAAATCTTAATTTGTTTTCCCATAAACTAATATTGTTTTCATATTCTAAAATCTGAGAGTTTTTTATTTTGTCGTAATTCATAATTTATATTTTTACAAATATAATAAAAAATCAATAATTACCGGAATATTGCTCAAAGAATTTTTTTGGTATATTGTCGTGATTATAAGTTTTATTATCACCAATTCTTTCAGAAAGACCAAACTCTTCCATTTTTTTTAACGCCTTCATCATATTAGGGTAGTAGGACCAATTAGAGTGATTTGACATCATTTTTACATTTGCGGGTAATGATGTTCTTGCATATGATGTTGATGGGTCAATCAACCCTACAAATTCATAACCTGAATTTATTTCATTCCAAGTTTTTTCACCTCCCTTTGAAAAACCACTAACAGACCTAATACTGTAACCGTCACCCAATTCCTTTTTTAGTTTTTCTTTTAATGTTGAAACGCCATTTTCCCAATCCGAATAAATTATATTTTTATTACTGAGATATGAATCTCCTTGTACTTTCATAAAATTGGCACCATAAGATGTGGATGGGGTACCTCCCCAAACTATATTAAATTTTTCAGAACTAGGATCACCCAATTGAATAATGTAAGTTGATTTAGTTATTGTTTTACCCTCACTTGTTATATTTTCTTTTTTGGGATCAACAATTTTAGATTTAACACCTAAATCAACGTTGTAATAAAGACAATCCTTAGATTCTATTGGGTTTTTTGGTGATAAATTTCTACATCCAACATGTATATGATCATAATGATCCGAGTCACTTTTCCATAAAACTTGACACTTAAAACCGTTATATTTGAAATACGGATAATTACCTACATTTTTTTCCCAAGAAAGATAATCAGGATCCGTATCACTCAACCAACCCAAATTTAATAACGCCTGTTTGATCTTTAAAAATTGTTCATCCCCTTTACTTCCACTAACAGGTAAATCAGCGGCATATTGATAAGGTAGTCCACACCAATGGTTGGATATATTGCCGCTAGCGCTTAATTTTGTTGATCTTTTTTGTGATCCTGGTGTTAAATCAGAAAGTTTTGCAATTTTCAAAACAAGTGGTAATGACCCATCCCAAGTACCGTTGGTTCCTCCAGGACATATAACATTACCATCAATACAAGTTGGGTAAACCCCCGTCGGCCAACCGTAACTTTCTATATCAACATCTGAGAAATCAGAATAACTCTCACTTTCACCTTGACTAAGGACATCAGTTACAGTCATATCGTCACCAATCACTGCAGAGACGTAATACTCGCCAGCAGTTTTACCTTGTAAATCCACCATGTCTTTGAACTTACCACCTTGTTCGGTGATTTGTTTTTTCAAAATATCTAAAAGATTTAAATGCATAATATATAAATAAATATATAATATAGTGATTAACCTGTCTATAATGTTAAAGTTTTTCGGTAATTAGACAACAGTTTAAAAAATAATATATATTTATATATAAAAATAAAAATAAAAAAATAATAAAATTTAAAAATGGCGACAAGGAAAGTTATATTAACCGAAAGAGAATTAACTTCTCTTATTGAAAGAATTATCAAAGAAACTGAAGAAATGGATTCTCATAGAGCAACTAAAAAAGACATGGTTCAAACTTTAGGTGCATTCTTTTCAAAATACAAAAATAAATTACGAGCAGATAAAGAAGATATTATGATCGCCGCCGATGAATTTGAATATGAAGAAATGAGCGAGGGTTATTTACACGAAGGTGACGAAGATGAAGATGAGGATATTGACAGTAGAAAATCTTCATTTAAATATAAAATGATGCAATTAGGTGGATTTACAACAGCGGCTTTAGGATTTCTTGGGTTCATTGGAAGAACGATGGGTTGGTCTGAATTTGAGACAACCACTAAAATAAATCAATTTGTTGAGCAATTTGGCACAGGAAATTATGCAGGACCAATTACTGTTGCTATGATTGTTGCTGGTTTAGGTATTGCTTTTAGAGGTATGGCTAGCAGATGGCACGAAAAAAATACATAAAAAAATATATTTTATAATTTAAAACCCATCATACAGATGGGTTTTTTGTTTTTCTTTTTTCTAAATATGATTCAAGGATCACCACAATTTGATCCATTTCATTTTTTTCTTTATCTGTCACCAACTTCCAATTTTTTGTATCAAATAAATAAACATCAAAAAAATAGTAGTGACCAATTATTAACAAAATGAAAGTTAGTGGTGTTATCGGAAACATTGCAAAATATGTAATAAGCATAGATGTTAATGTAACAATAAAATTAAAAGATCTTGAGTTTGCCTTTATTAAAAATTTGTACTCTCTAATAACTTTCTTGAGTTTTTTAGTTGGTAGGTCTTTGTAAAGGTTGGCTTCTTTTTCTATCTTTGTCATAACGATTAATTTTATACAAATATATAAAAATTATTTTAATCTAAAAAATTAATATAGTTTTTTTAAATAAATATTTGGAATGCTAAACGATAAACGGTAGATAAAAACTTATTTTATTTTAGTATTTTTTTATTGTAATTTTTTTAAATATCTCAGATGATAACGTATTTAAATGATTATACGTTTCTTTGTCTTTTACTTTATATATTTTTAATCCCACCACCATTTCATTCTTTCTTTTAAAATTTTAAACAATAAATTATGCGCTTTTTCCTGATTATGTTTTGATACATAAAAGCATAAATCTTTTTTATCTAAATTAGGTCTTTCTTTCAATACTTTACGAGCACTTGATTGATATTTTTTTAAAAATTCATCATATCTTTCAGATAAAACACCAACTTCTAAAGAATGAAGGTTTTCGTTATCTTCAATAGGTTCAAATCTAAAGTTAGAATCTTCGTAATCAAGATATTCAGTATTGTAAAATTCATCTTTAACCCTTTCAATAAGATTTAAAACAATTGTCATATCACGATTATCCCTATCAACATCAATGTGACGATTTGCATAGATTATTTCTTTTCTTTGGAATTCTATTTTCTTTTGTAAAATAGTGAAGATGTACCAATCATCCCAATCTTTATCTTGATATAAAGTTGGTATCCATCTAAAGATATTTTTTATGCCTCCGATAAAGTATCTTATTCTCCAGTGTGTTTTTCGCCATATCCAAGCAAATACCCCTTTTCTGTTCCAAGCAGAATCTTCAGGTATTGTTAGTTTTTTGTAGTTTTTCATTTTCTTCTTCTTTGTATTGCAAATATAAAGAAAAAATAACTAATAAGTTAACAAAAATACATAAAAAAGTTTCAAATAACCAATGTCAGTCAGTTTGTGTCATTGATACGTGTGTGCCTAACCACATAAAAAGAACCATACTTATTCATTATCTCAATCAACAAATAGTTTAAAAATTTAACCATATTATTACTATTACGTTTATATTAATATTTATCTATATGAGTAAACAAAACTTGAACGAACCAAACCCTAATTTAAAGGAAGGTGATAGAATCATTTTAATTCACATGGACGGAGAAGAAATATCGATAGGGTCAAAAGGAATTGTTGTTGGAATTAATGGTCAACCTAGATTTAGACCTACAGATTCTGGTATGGGTTATTGGGTTGAGTTTTATGATCCTGAAGATAATAAATTCATATCCAAACTAACTTTAATTCCTGAAGTTGATGTATGGATTTATGATAAAGATTATTATGAAAATGAACATTTAAAAGAAAGTTTATTTACCATAACTAAAAAAAATATAAACAAAGTAAAATTATAATTATGAGAGGATTTTCAATGATGTCTGACGAAGAAAGAAAAAGAATAAAACAATTACATTCAACACTATATGATGGATATGCTGTTGGTAATGTTCCAACAAATATGACACCTTTGACTGTGTATGACGCGGCACAAGATAAATTAGGTGTAACAGTAACTGCAAATGGTGACGTGAAACAATATCACAATCACAGAATTAATGAAATTGCTGCAAAAAATTTACATTATGATGAAATTGATCCGGCATATGAGTTTGATTCAGGAGGTCCTGGAGATGAAAATTTAGGATACGACGTGTATAACCAAACAAAACCAGCATATGATTTTGATTCAAAAGGTCCTGTTGATCCCTATTATGGTGGCGGTTACCAAACAGGTGATGAAGATAGTGAAGAAACTGATTTTCAATTTGACATGGTTGATTTTGGGGATTATATTGATAGTGACAAAAAAGAAAACATTGAAGAGGGTTTAAATAAAACTATAGATATGTTTAAAAGATTTAAAAAATTTAACTAATGGAAGTTATAGAAATTTTATCACATTATATCGATAAAACACAAAATTTAATAAACGTTGAGTTTAGATTAGTTGGTGATAGTGATGAGGTTATACGTGAAGATTTAATTGAATATAGTTTTTATGAAGAATTCGGGTTTGATAACAAAAAGGATTTTGAAATTTTTAATGAAATTTTAGAAGAAGACGAGGAGTGGGGTTTAGATGATGTTGATTATATAGATAATGAAGATTATTTAATCTCTTTTTTAAATGAATACTATATTGTTTATCCTAAAAAATTACCAAAAGCAGATTATAGATAATGAATTTATTAGAACAAATAAGAGAAATAAGAAAGTTAATTAACATAATGGAAAATACCAAAATAGGTAGTAACGTTATGGTTATTGGAGATAGGTACGCAAGTCTACTTAGAGAAAGTGATTTTAATATCATCAATGATTTAATCAATGAAGATATGACCATTGATATGTTAATTAACAAAATATCAAATCAAGAACTAAATGACAAAATTGATGAAATTTTTATTTCAATAGGGACAAATGATTTATTTGATCCCGAAAGCAATATTGGTGGTTTAGTTAACATACTTTACGATTTTTACCCTAATGCTAGGTTACACCTCATTAAAGGATATGTGAATATTTTTGAATTTAATTTAAATGAATACATTGTCGAGGATGTAAAAAAAGATTCAATAACTTTTTTTGAACTTTTTAAAAAGGATGGTGTCGAATTAATTGGTGGTGAAATTACTGGAAAATTTTCATGTGTTGGTGACGATATTATAAAAACCAACTCTAATTTTATAGAAAAACTTAGGTCTTACATATTGGGATTTGTCTTCAATTTTGAAATAAAGGACACTGCTGAAGTGGATAACAACATTTTTACTGATTTGGATATTGATGAAAAAACAGATTTTGATACAATATATGAATTTCTAGAAATTTTTGAAAAAATTGTAAAATCAAATAACACGTATAGTGATATTTTGAATGGTAAATATGTTGGTGATGTTGAAGTTATACAAATTGCACTAATGTTTTTAGGGTATAGTGATGGTGTTATTGCAAACGGTAAATATGATGCAAACACAAAAGACGCTGTATACGATTTTCAAAGAGATAATAATTTAACAGAAACAGGAATAGCAAATAAAGAAACGTTAACTGAAATACTTTGGGAGTTAAAGGCTAAAGGTTTTGATGAAGAAGATTTAGCACAATTTATTACAGGTTTAAAAGAAAAGAAAAAAACATACGATATTGACTCTTATAATTTAGAAAACTATTGTGACATAATCATAAATAAAATCGAGGGTGGTTATGCAAATAAGGCTCATTTTAGTAAGTTTGCAGAAACTGAAAAAAATCCAGATATGAGAAAAGCATTTGAGAACTCATCTGAAACCATGTTTGGTATTGATAGACTTGCCGGTAATTGGGATAGTCATCCGGTTGGTGGAGATTTTTGGGATTTAATAGATGAAAATAGTGGATGGTCACCAAAATCTTCAGATAAACCAAAATGGCCTCATGGTCACATGGGCGGGTCTTTAGAGAGTAGACTTAGAAGTTATGTGTATGACATGATGTTACCAATTTTTTCTGATTTAAAAAACAAAAATTTGGATTCTGAAACTAAAAAATTGGTGGAAGAAGACAAAAGATTAACCATGCACTTACTTTACGCTTGTTGGAATGGGTCTGGGTTTTTTGAGCAATTTTCAAATGTTTTAAATAATGAAGTTTCTAATGGTAACACAGATAGGGACTCATTATATGAGGTTGCGATTAATTCTAGAAAAAATCATAGTAATGATGCAATAAAAAAGAATGGAGTAAAAGTTGAAAATATGATCAATAGAATTTAAATATAAAAACTATTTTCGTGATGAAAACAATATATGTAAATTTATGTGCGAAGATATTAATAAAAAAAACTAAGTACTTTGGGTTTGTTAAAAAATACGCCTTAATCGTAGTAATACCGTCATTAAAAATAGCGAAAATAGACACAAACATTGATAATTTACCATTTATAGAAAAAGAAATTTTAATACTAGAAAAATTAAAATTATTTTCAGAAAAAAATAAATACAAAGTACAGTATCAAACAAATAACAAAAAACTAAAAAGAATATTAGATTCCTATGGCTTTATTTTTTAGGCCTTTTGAACTATTTATAAAATTATGAATAGTCTTGATAAAAATATTAAAAGGATTATTGACCTAATGGAAAAAAACACCACTAAGAAAGAAGTGGATTTTGAAGTTGAGGAAGAGATAAGTGAGGAAGGAGAAACCGCTGGCGGAGGTTCTGCACCTTCAACGGGATACCCTACAGTTACAAAATGGGAAACAGGACTAACAAGAGGACCTGGGAATCCTATTGGAAACGCAAAAAGACAGGATAAAACAGCAAGAGGTAAAGCAAATAGACTAATATGAAAAATTTAGAAAAAGAATTACTAGAACAAATTAGACTTATGAATTATGATAGGTCAAAAATTTTATCTGAACAAAAACCCGATAATTTAATGCCATACCAATCAGACTATGGATTATCACCGAATTATACTCCCGCTGAATTAGCCGCAAATGCTCAAAAACAAGCGGAAAGACTTAAAGAGATTGATCCACACATGATGTTACCATTACTTTCAGTAATGACTATTTGGTTACCTCCTCTCTCAGCGGCATTTGAACTTGCGGACGCAGCATTATATTTGGCAGAAGGAAAATATTACGAAGCGGGATTAGCGGCTGCTTTCGCACTAATACCTGGAGGGGCATTTGGTACCTTAGCTAGAGGGTTTTCAAAAGCAGAAAAAGAAGTTTTAGGTGAACTTTTAGAAAGACAGGCAAAAGGTGAAACGGTTGAATTTACAGCAAAACAACAAAAACTTTTAAAGGAATTGTCAAAAAAGGAAACTCAAAATCAAATAAAAAGAAGATTGGCTATTCAGGGATTAAAACAACTTTTTAAAGAAGCGATGTCAATAAGTGTGTTACATAGAATTATTTACAAATTAGTGACTATTGGTTATTTACCTGTAAAATTTTTAACAACTATGGGATTAACTATTGGTACCGTTTTTTATACTTGGGATGCCATAGGTAAATCACTTGGTTTATGTAATCCAGCCTCTTTGAAAATGTTACTTTTATCAGATAAAGAATGGGTTAAAAAAATTGGTGAAATTGGTCAATATTTACAACCATTTACAACCCCTTGTGAACAAGAAGCAATACTTAAAGAACTCCTTAAAAAAGGGCAAGAACCCGGATTAACAAAGGAAATGGTTTTAAACAGATTGAAGTTTATTGAAGAACAACAAAACACATTAATTTTATCTGACGAAAATTATTCAAACATTGAAAGTCAAGAAACATTATCGGTACAAATAGCATTAAGGGCGTTAGGATATACAAAATTTACTGAAGTAAAAACAAAAATTACTAAAGTACCATACTATGTACCAAATTTTGAAAATAACAATATTGATATTAAGGCTAATTCAGGTGCCGGTAAATATAATGATTATGACCCTTCAGGTGGTATTGGTAGGGCAAGAGCACAAACAACCGGACTTGCATCAACTGGAAGTATAAAGTCTGACCAAGCAGCAACAATGAAATTATTATACAGAGATGAACCTATAGAAGAAAGAAAAGATGTAAATGTTAATTTCAAATGGGGTTATTATGACTACAACACCGATATGGTAGTTAGAGAATTTCAGAAAAAAAATGGTTTATCGGTTGATGGTAGTGTTGGTGTTAATACTGCAAAAAAACTATGGGAAAAAGTAAATGGCTTAAGTAGTGTTTCAGATTACGGAACAAAAATTCAAACTTGGACAGATAAAGATAGAGAAAAACTAAAACAAGAACTTATTAAGAAAGTTAAAGAATTAGAAAATCAAAAAACACCACCAGTAGATCTTTTAAATCAAAAAGCAACAGAAGAGCAAATTAAAAAATTAACAAAAGAAGTAGAACAAAACGCAACCGACAATATTGAAAATATGAATCCTGAAGATTGGGCCGAGGAATTAGGAATAAAATAAGCACATATTTATAAAATAAATAAAATGAAAAGTAGTGTATTAGAAGAAATAAATAGAAATAGACAACTCATGGGATTATCTTTAATCACAGAACAAGGGGTTGCTTGGTTAGATGATTTAATAAGAAAAGGGTATCAGAGGTTTACTGGTTTAGATAATATAATAAAAAAATTAGGCCTTAAAGGTAAGGATTTAACAGATGCTGATATAGATAAAATTATTGATGAACTTCCTGATGAATTAGTTGATAGTGAGCTTAAATTAGCAGTTAAGCAAACATTAAAAAATGAAGAAAATCTTAAAAGTGCGTTAAAAAATGGTAATGATAATTTTTTATTAGAATTAAGAAAATATAAAAACGCTTCTGCTTTTAAAAATATCGTAAATCTAACGGCCGATGAAGTAAAGGCGATAGTAAAAAGGACAGTAACTAAAATGTTAGACGACGCATCGTCAAGTCTATCAATAGGATTTGATAACCTTGATTTAGCGATGACAGAACTTGTTGAAGCTTCTTTAAAAAATAGTGGGTCAAAACTAAGAAATGTTGATGAAATTTATGATATTGCAGAGGCTAGAATACAAGACATTTTAAAAGGAAAAATTAAAAATGGTATGGATTTTAATGTTGCAGAAGAAGTATTCAATAATTATAGAACTAAACTTAGAACTGACTCTAAATTAAAAACAAAATTAGATGAAATTTCTAGTTCAGGTAGAAATTCTAATCTACAAAAAAGAACAAAGTCAATAACCGATTTTAATTCTAAAGTAGATTTACCTGAAGAATTGTTATCTAAACAAAATTGGATTGATGATACAGTGCCACCTGTTAGAGATGGTGGAGATGTTCCACCTGTTAGAGATGGTGGTGATGTTCCACCTGTTAGAAATGGTGGTGATGTTCCATCAACCATAGATGAAGTTGATAATTATTTAGATGAAATTGATCCTCCAGGTCCTACAAGAATAGATTTGTTCCCTGGAGGTGTACCTGATCCTACCTTTTTTACTAATTTTTGGTTCAAGTGGTGTAAAATGGGATTTTGTGAAGTTTTAATAGATTTTATTAGATCTTTAGGAAAGACGCCAGCCGATTTTGCCGACGACATGATAAGTACTCAGGCTAGAATAACCGATTTAGTTGACAGATTAGGTAGAATGAATCCAGGTGATGCTGGTTATACCAATTTAAAATTTGAACTTGATGGTTGGGTTAACAGGTTAAAAAGTAACACAAAAATGGTGTCAACACCACAAACAGGATTCATATCTCAGTGGGAAAATGTTAAAAATAATATAAGAACAACTTTAGGTCCGGAACACAGAGACTTAGCTGAACAAGTAATACAATACTGTGAAAATAGAGCGGTAACTTCAGGTAATGAAACAATTGGTGAGTTTATATTATTGCTAAATCAAAAATCATCAGGGCTTGATCTTCCATTACTTTTAGATTTGAGAAAAGTTGCAACCCCCGAATATTGGGCAAATTGGAGCAAAACAAGGGTTGTTAAATACGCTAACGAGGTTAAGGACCATTATAGAGCAGCATCCCAAAAATTTGGTGGTTGGTTTAGGGGTTTTATTACTAGTGTTGGAAAAATTTTAAAAGATTTCTTTGAAGCGGTACTTAAAAGAACTGCAAATTTTATGACTTTTGGAACTTTTAGGTATTACAAGGATTTAGTAAAAAGACTAAGAATGGGATCTTTTACTAACGCCGAAGGTTTAAAAAGATATATGTTACTATATGTTGAATTGACAATAATCGCAAACGTTGTTGGTCCATTTATCGAATACGCCGAAGATTTAATAAAAACGGCACTTGAAGTTGGAGATATAATGGAAACAGACGAAGAAAAAAAGACACCAATAGAAAATTTGTACGAAAATCTTTTAGAAAGAATTCCTGGGTTTGGTAATGAATTTGAATGGAATCCGTTATTCAACCCTCTTGGTTTTGTTCCAGGATCAAGAGAAATCGGCGACTATTTAGGGTTTGAGCCAGCACCGCTTCCGGAATACATAGTAAGGGGAATAAGATTTATTTTTGAAAAAATAGGTTGGTTGAGTAATCAAAATAGGGCTAAGGATGTTAATGAAACAAGAAGACGGCAGTTACAATCACAATTTGAAGATATGACAAATAATTACATAAACACTATCAATGATCAATCAGTAAGAGAATATGAAGCAAACAAAAGTCAGGTTGAAGCGAGAAATGGAAAAGAAAAAGTATTTAAAACAATTGAAAACTATTCAAACCCTATATTCACACTTTACTACCCCGATTTTGATTTACTAACTATTGACGAAGTCAAAAGATTAAGAGATGCGTTAGTCTTCCAACCAGGTATTTCACCAGAAACTAAAAATTCTATCTTAAATAGAGAAAGAAACAAAAAAAGGTCAGTGAAAGATAAAAATGGTAAATTGGTGGGATTCTATTACCCAACAGAAAGTATAAATAAATTCATACCTAATGATTTAGGCGAGAAAGACGGATTAAAACCATCCCCTACCGCACCTAAAGATACTAAAGTTGAATACCCTGATGTTGATTCTATGTTGAGTGATTTAAAAAATAATAACGGATACTGGGCTTTAAAAGGTTCTGATGGTAAATTATATTTATTAAAACCTAATGAAAGTGGGTTTATGTATTATTTGACCCCATCAATTGATGAAATTGAAAAAGACCCAAATGTTAAAGTAAAACAAAATGATTTACAGAAATTTGTAGATAAATTATAATAAATAAAAAAAAAATGAGCGGAAAAAGATTTGACGAAGACAATTTTAAACATTGGAAAGACACATTCAAGTTTCAATCTTATGATCCTGAAACAGGTGAATACAAAAAAGTTAAAATAAAGACAGATGATGTAATGGACAGAATTAACCATTACAGAAAAAAATATGATGAGGATGATGCCTTTGTTCGTGCGGTTATTGATACTCACGAAGACGTTGTTAAAATCATGTTTACAAAAGATTTAGCACATTTAACAGAATCGACAACACTAGTTGGTTTAGCGAGTGTTTTACAAAGTTTAAGAGAAGGTCGTGGTGAAATGGAAATATGGTCAGTTGCTAGACCCGCAGATGGGAACTGGTTTTTGGTAAAAGGTTCTTTTAATAAAAAAGAATTAGCTAATATGGATCTTCACAAAAAAGAACCAAAAAATAGAGATACAGAAAAAATAGAAAAACCTGAAGAAGGTTTAAAAAAAAAAGAAGAAACCGCACTACAAAGACTGAAGACTAATGAAGTTTCAGGGTTAGATGGGTTACCTGTTAGAGTAAAACAAAAAGTAAGAGAAAAAATGTCACAGGGGTGGACAACAGAACCACCCCTTGAATTTTTTAATGAATATTATACCGAAAGTGAAATAAATTCAGTATTCAACGATAAGATCAAAATTTATAAATTAAAACCAACTCAAGAATTTTTTAGTTCATTGGTTCAAAACTCCGCTAAATTAAATTTAAAAAGGGGTTTTTGTAGATCAATTTATTTAGCTAAATCGGATAATGATATTAATGAAAAATCAAAAAAAGTTATTGACCATATTTTAATTAAATGTAACAATAGGTATGATAATAAATTAGGAGTTTATTCTAAATTCTAATAATAAAATTTTTTTCTAATATTTATTATTGATGTCAAAAAAGTTTAACATAACGGAAGAAGAAAAATTATACATATTAAAAAAATATAATTTGTTAAACGAGAGTGATTATGAAAAAATAATATATACCGACAAATTACGTAAAACTTTTGAAGGTTGTTTTGTGAAAGGAATAACACATGTTTTTGATGGTTCAAACGGACAAAAAGATTATGGTTACCAAAAGGATATTCCTGAACTTGGTTGGGTAAAATACGAAGGTGAATTAGACGGAAAACAAGTTAAAATTCACGGTTGTTGGGATAAATTCAAAATAATAATAGGCAAAGAAACTGGTGAAAGGGGAGACTTTGATGGTAATTATTATACAAAAAGTAATAAAGCATTTTTTGAGGGAGACGAAAGTAGGGCAAATAAATTTATGTTAGGTAAACTTAAAAATTCACCTGACTATAATTTTTATGATGAAGAATGGGAATATGTTGGTTATTTTATAAATGGTATTATTGATAATAATGATATATCTTCAGAAACTATACCATTATCATACGATGCGGGTGCGATTTCTATAGGTGAAGAAATATCACAAATAAAATTTTCAGACGGAAACATATATACTGGTAGTTTTATTGATGGACAAATAGACGGTAGAGGTACATTTATTTTTAATAATGGTTTAAGACTAACAGGTGATTTTAAATTAAATCAAGAATTTGAAGGAATAACTTATAGTGTTGTTTTAGATAATGGTCAAAAAATAAATAATATTTTTGATTATGCGAATAAATACAAATCAGATTCTAAAAATTTAACTAAGGATGAAAGTTTGGGTTTATTAAAATCAGGTATTTTACAAGGTACGACATATTATAACATAAATTTATCGGACGAAAAAGAAAAAGTTACTAAAAAAGGAGTTTTACCTAAAGCGTTTATAAGGATTACAAATTTGGAAGATAATAAAATCTTTTTTGAACAAGTTTCAGATGATAAAGGAAAGTTCACTTTTAATGATGTCCCATATGGTAAATATTCTCTTGTTTCAAACATAAATAACACTAAAGATTTATCATTGAATGTCGAATCTTTTGAATTAAAACAAAGAGTAAAAGACGTAAATATTTTCCTTAAACCAAATGATTCATATCAAAGATTTATAAATAGAGAATTAAAAAGGTTAAGAAATCCAGAAACGGGCGGATATAGTGTAACTGTACTTGGTAGTCCTAAATTATCGGAATTAAATAATGAAGACATTATTGAGTACTTATTTGCTCCTGTTTATTATAATGATAAAAATGATACATGGATTTCAGATATATTAAACGGTAGATTTGAACAAAAGTACGGGACAATAACAGATAAAGAAATGTGTATTACGCAATTGAAAAATTATGCGGATTTAATTAGAAAAATACAAAATGGCGAATTAGGTTTGGAGATGGTTAAAAATGTCGGTTTAAAATTAAGACCAACAAAAAAATATATACAAAATTGTTGGAGAACTTACCCTGACGAAATGGAAAAAAGAAAATCTGACTTTCTTCTTGTAAGAAATCCGGGTGGAGACATTATAGAATATGCCATTGTGTTGGAAAATACAAATAAACAAGATTTTTATAATAAAAATAGTATGGGACTCAAAAATACTATATCTAGTGTTATACACGGTTATAACGAATTGAAGACAAGAAAAATTCAAGAAAACCAAATTATTAAAAATAGGTTAAATTTTGTTATTAATGAAAATGTTGATTCAGTAATAAATTTAATAAACGAAAAAAATATACTTTTAGAAAAAGGTTATGATGAGGATTTAATAAATTACAATTACGATAAAATAATACAAAAAAAATATCGCAGTGTTGGCGGCGATTGAAAAGGTAGACCAACAAGAAGCTTTGAGTAGAATCCTAGTTTCATAAACCTTAAAGAAAGGGGGGGGTGTTCCAAAATCTAAGAAAGGTATTCCGAAAGGAATACCTTTTCTTTTATCGGGGTATTTATTGTATATGGAATTTAATATCAGAAAAAAATCAACATTACCATATTTAGAGGTGGATTTGTTTAAATCAGGAAGATTGGATTATAATTTTAAAAATACTAATTTATCTGATGCAACGATTTATTTATATATGAAAAATATCGAAACGAATGTCTATAAAATTGCAAAAGGTTTTTGTGTTTATTCTGAAGAAAGTAAATCAATTTATTATCAATTGACAAAAAAAAATACATCAGATATTGGAAGATTTGAAGTAGAGTTTAGAGTATCGAACGAACAAGGTGAAATTACACTACCATTAACTGAAAAAATTTTTGTCAACATTTTGGAATCTTTTTCAAACAGCGACTTTTGTTGTGGCCCTAATGCGGTCACCCCTGTAATCACGCAAACCCCAACACCACCAACACCGACACCAACACCGACACCGACACCAACACCTGGACCTGCAAATCCGAATATTTACTATGGTAAATTTACAGGATCAACAATTACATCAGGTAATGTTTCAACACTTAATATTAGATATACAAATACTGCGGTAGATACGTATGTTGATTTTGCAAATGGTTTAGGATATGGTTACATATTAATACCAACAACATTTACACAACCTTCTAATTTTGTTAATAGTGTCGGTGGATGTGATGGAATAATAATTCCAACAAATAATATAGGTTCTGTTGTTGTAAACGACATAAATGGATTCCCAGTAACATATAATGTTTATAGAACATTTAATAGTTTTGTGGGTCAGGTATATAGTTATATGTGTATATAAATGGGAAGTTTTAGTTTATCTGGCGGTGTTGAAATTATTGGGTTCATTTCCCCTACTGATAGTTTAGACACGTATGCTGTTATTGATCCATTATATGGGGTTGATGGGTTCAGGAATGTTAATTTATTAAGTGATTTAGATTTAATACCTGAAGCAAGAAGACGTGCGGGTATGGTTGTTGGTGTTAGTGGTGGAACATCATATTATAAACTTAATTCTTCGCCTTGGAATTATGACTTTTCTGATTGGTCTGTTTTTAATACTGGTGGTGGAGTATTCACAGGTGGAACTGTAACAGGTAATACAATTTTTACACAAGGAGTAACTGCAAATACGTTTTCAGCAACTACATACGAAAATTTACCTGTAAGTGCAGTTACAAGTGGAACAGGAATATCAGCATCTACAAGTAATGGAACCGTAACAATAACAAATACTGCTCCTGATCAAACAGTAACAATTAGTGGTGGAACAGGAATCACAACAGGTGGGACATATCCAAACTTTATATTAGTTAACTCAGCACCTGATCAAACTGTTACGATATCAGGAGGGACGGGAATCACAACAGGTGGGACATATCCAAACTTTACATTAGTTAACTCAGCACCTGATCAAACTGTAACTATTAGTGGTGGCACAAATATACAAATTCAGGGGACATATCCAAATTTTGGAATTGACTTTACAGGTACATCAGGATCTTCAGGAACTTCCGGTACTAGTGGAACAGATGGAACATCAGGTTCAAGTGGATCTTCGGGGACATCAGGATCTTCAGGAACTTCAGGTACTAGCGGAAGTGACGGTACATCAGGAACAAGCGGAACATCAGGTAGCGATGGAACATCAGGCACTAGTGGAATAGACGGAACATCAGGAACAAGCGGATCTTCTGGAACCAGCGGTAGTGACGGTACTTCAGGCACAAGCGGATCAGATGGTACTTCAGGAACTTCAGGTTCAGACGGAACTTCGGGTACTTCAGGTTCAGACGGAACTTCGGGTACTTCAGGAACTTCCGGTACTAGTGGTTCGTCTGGTACTAGTGGAACAGATGGGACATCAGGTTCAGACGGAACTTCGGGAACATCAGGAACTTCCGGTACTAGTGGTTCGTCTGGTACTAGTGGGACATCAGGATCTTCAGGGACAAGTGGTACAGACGGCACAAGCGGAACATCAGGATCTTCAGGAACTTCAGGTACTAGTGGAACATCGGGTACAAGTGGTACTAGTGGAACATCAGGTTCTAGCGGAACATCAGGATCTTCAGGAACATCAGGATTAGATGGAAGTAGTGGTACATCAGGATTAGATGGAAGTTCAGGTACAAGCGGATTAAATGGAAGTAGTGGTACTAGTGGTTCAAGTGGAACTAGCGGTTCTTCAGGAACATCAGGATTAGATGGAAGTAGTGGTACTAGTGGTTCAAGTGGAACTAGCGGTTCTTCAGGAACATCAGGATTAGATGGAAGTAGTGGTACATCAGGTTCAAGTGGCTCAAGTGGCTCAAGTGGTACAAGCGGATTAAATGGAAGTAGCGGTACATCAGGATTAGATGGAAGTAGTGGTACATCAGGTTCTAGTGGCTCAAGTGGCTCAAGTGGTACAAGCGGATTAAATGGAAGTAGCGGAACTTCAGGTTCAAGTGGAACTAGCGGTTCTTCAGGAACATCAGGATTAGATGGAAGTAGTGGTACATCAGGTTCTAGCGGTACTAGCGGTTCTTCAGGTACATCAGGATTAAATGGAAGTAGCGGTACATCAGGTTCTAGCGGAACTTCAGGTTCAAGTGGAACTAGCGGTTCTTCAGGTACATCAGGATTAAATGGAAGTAGCGGTACTAGTGGTTCAAGTGGCTCAAGCGGATTAAATGGAAGTAGCGGAACTTCAGGTTCTAGCGGAACTTCAGGTACTAGTGGAACATCAGGTATTGATGGAACATCGGGAACATCGGGTACAAGTGGAACATCAGGTTCTAGCGGAACATCGGGAACTAGTGGTACTAGTGGAACATCAGGTTCTTCAGGTATTAATGGAACATCGGGAACATCGGGTACACGTGGTACTAGTGGGACATCAGGATCTTCAGGGACAAGTGGTACTAGCGGCATATCAGGTAATGATGGGGCAAATTCATCAAGATACATTTATGATAATGATGAATCGGCACCTGCAGATCCAGGATCAGCTCATTTTGTTGCCGACACTAACACTATTGGTAGTGTGACAACGTTCTCAATTAGTAAAGACGATATAAATAATGTCGACTTATATGCGTGGTGGTTAGTTTTAGATGACCAAATTAATAACAAGAATAGACCGGCATTTTTACAAATTATAAGAGTTAATGATAATAGTAAATTTGGATATTTTCAAATTGATGGCATTGCTGATCAGGGAACTTATTTTGACTTAACTGTTACGTATTTAGCAGGTAACACGAGCTTACTCAATAAAACTGCGTTTACTATAACTTGGAATACGGACGGATCAAATGGAATTGATGGAACTAGTGGTACATCAGGTAGTTCAGGAACAAGTGGTACTAGTGGAACATCAGGTATTAATGGAACATCGGGAACATCGGGTACACGTGGTACTAGCGGAAGTTCAGGTTCAAGTGGATTATCTGGTATTCATGCGGCAAGAATTCCAGGATCTGGTGGATTCATAAACGCATTAATGGTAACCAACCAACAGTTACTTTCAGTTGCACAAGGAGTAAATGCACTGAGATGTTTTCCATTTTTTCCAATGAAAACTTTTACAATAGTTAGTTATTCATTTAATGTTGTTACGGCAGTTGCAAGTTCAAATGCTAGAATATTATTTTATAGTGATCTAAACGGCGCTCCTGATACAAAATTACACGAGTCTGCAGACATATCCACAAGTACAACAGGTGTTAAGACAACTTCACAATCATTCACATTCAATGCTGGGACAGCCTATTGGCTTTGCATTCAGACAAGTGCAGCTATTACCGTTAGTTGTTTTGGACACGCCGGAGGATTTGGTTGGGCTCAAACAACAGCAGGTACCCAACCAACAAATAGTATTTTATACACATACGCATTAGGTTCTGCACCATCAACGTTAACAACAACTGGTGCAAGTTATCCCTCAATAGGAGTTAACATTTTGCAATTAATATTCACTTTGTAATGAAAGTAAGACACGAAATATACGATGAAAATGGACTTGTAAGAGTTGAGTACATTGAAATTGATGAGCCATCTATAGAGGAGTTGATTGCACAAAAAGAGGCTGAGTTATTGGCAATGTATGAAGAATTAGAAAAATTAAAGAAAAGTAGAGAAGTCTGACATTATTGATTTATAATTTTTTCTATTTCCGAAATGACCATTTCGGAAGTTATTTCTTTAGTACACTCAAATTGTCTATCAGTCCCTTTATGGTAAGGGCACCAATTCCAATCTCCGGCATTTAGTTTTTCTTTATTAAAACAACCGTGACAAACGTTTTCATTAATAACCCTGTGACAATTTGATGACATTTCTGCAAACTTTTCACTAAAACCTGAAATTAACACTACAGGTAAGTCACATGCCCAAGCCAACCATGATAGTCCTGAACCTAAACCAATGAAGAATTCACACGATGGAAAATCCTCAATAAGTTCTTCTAACTTGTTACCTTTAAATTTAGTTGTACCCATCGGGTAAAAATTATCCATATAACCATCTTCTTCTTTGGAATAAACCATGACTTCGTAACCAAGATTTCTTAAATAATTTACCACTTCTTGCCAACCACTTGGGTTATTCCAATATTTTGCCTGTGTTGTAGATTGCATACCTATACCTACCTTTTTCTTTTTTGGTGCTTTACTTTTTTTTACGAGTGGTTTAACCTCATTATATTCCAAACCTAAAATATCAGAGGCTGTCTGTTGTAAAGGAATACTTTTAAAATCATTTGGGTGTAAGTTTTTGTTATAGTAATCACCATCATAGAACCAACCAATTCTATATATCGCATAAATATTATGAACCGACTCACCTGGATTAACAAACTTTATGTGTGGATATTGATCAATAAAAAGATGGTTCAAAAATGTCGAAACTATTAATTCACAGTTATGTTTTTTTCTAAATTCATCAACATAAGGTATCCAAGCTAGCGAGTCACCTAAAGCAGAAGATTCAAAAGTTATCAAAACTCTTTGACCGGCAAGGTCTAAATCATATTCAAACCTATCTTCGTCATTCTCAGCAATTATTTTCCACGGAACAAAATACTGAAGACTTGTTTTAGCCCAGGTATTATTTTGTAAAGTCAAATTATAAACTACTTTTTGATTTTCAGTATCAATAAACTTAACATCAAAATCTTTTAGGGTATCTTTAATTTCTAAAAACGCGCCATCGTGAAACAATACTGAAAATTTTGGCTTAAGTTTTTTTATAGATTTGTTTGAGTTTATGTTATTATAAAAATCAACTAATTTATCTTTAAATTTAGCCTCATCATTTACTCCTACTTCTGTTCTATAGATTATTTTATTTATGTTATCAGCAATATCACACTCTTTTACACAGTGAAATAATAGTATATCATCCTTATCAAACGGAATATGAGATTGGCTAAAATGACCCAATCCCCAATCATTCATATCAAGTAGAAAGTCTCCTGTTAAATTTGGATGTTGATAGAAAAAATTAACATCTTTTTCATTTCTAACATTCAGACCAACAGTAACAAGGTTTGGTGGCATTTTATGTTTCCAAAGTAGACAATTTAATAAAAGCTCATCGTGCAGAAACTCTGTTTTTCTAATTACTTGTATCTCATCAGAAAAACATATTTGTTTCCATTCCCTAAACAGCTCTAAGTGAGTATGGTTGAATATAACTAAAAATGTTATACCATTAGGATAAGGTTGTTTGAAATTTTCTTGTTGAAATCCCATAAACTCAGAGACTTGTGGCCCTGGAATATACATACCATTAGTAATTACATAATTCCATCTTTGTTTTTGTATTATTGGACCTTCTGTAATATGAGGAATATCAAATAACGAATCTATATTAGGTCTAACTAAAATATCGGAATCAATAAATACTGCTTTTTGAACCCCTCTCTCAATCGAATCAATAAAACAAGGAGGTTTCATAAACTGCATATACTGTGGATCCGACTCACCGTCAAAGTCTAATCTAATATTAGTAAGATTGGTAGATTTAATCCCACTATCATAATTTATGTTATAATGAATTATTGGGATATTTGAATATCTTTCCAAACCATCAATCAATTTTTGAGTAATCCCCTCATACTTATCATTTGATATTAGTATATAAGCCTTTTCAATACCAATTGAAACATAATCATCTATCACCTTTACACCATTTTCATATACTCTTAAGTTCATTTTATTTTCTAAATCAACAGAATGAAATGGTGTATAGTTTAAGTCAATTATAATTTCTTGATTTGATTCAAAAGTATAATCATTAAATATTTTACTTTGATATGAAATACTTGTTAAAACCACTTTAGATTTTACCGAATAACTTCTTAAATTAGTAATGGAAAGTTTATTATCTACTAATCTATATTTATATAACTTGCTCTGCATAAATAACACCCATTTTATTTTCTATAATATAATCACCACAAGAAGGACTCCACTTAGATAATTTAAATTTAAAATTATTCTTTGTTAGTTTAGTAATTATATCCATTGCTTTATAATCATCATTATTATGATATTCTATAATAAATCTTTTAACCTTTTTGATATTTTCATCTGTTATTGATTCAAAAAAATCATACTCAGCTCCTTCTATGTCAATCTTCATTAAATCAATGAAATCTTCATCAACATAATCTTCAATGAATTTATTTGGAGTAATTGATTCAACAACTACTTTTTTACGATCGAGATTATTACCATTAGCATCAACTTCATATAAAGAAGAAACAACAGAACCGATTCCAGGACTTAAATAAAATTCAATTTCACCGTTTTTGTTTGATATTGCCTTATCTATTATTCTAATTTTAGAGTTATTACTCCATAGTTTATTTAAAATATCTACATTAGTAGAATCAGCCTCGACCATATAAGTTTTAATTCCTCTTTCAACAAAAGAAATACTTGACATTCCATAATTTGCACCAATATCAACATAATTTTTTATCAAAGTTATATCAAAGTCAAAAACATCATAGATACTCATATCATTAAAATCAGAAAACTCGTTAAATTTAACTTCTTTATCTTTAATTAATTTAAACTTTTTTGATAAAGGATGCTTCCAATAAAAATCTTTGACTGAAATATTTTTAACAATAGTCTTTTCTTCTGTATAAATTTCCAAATAGTATCCATTTTTTGAACTTTTAACATTATGCATAAATGGAGGAACAATCCAAAAAGTAACTCCATTTGACAATCCAAAATCTCTATTTAAATAAATACAAACATCCGTGTAATAGTCAAAAATTCTTAAATGATACTCGCCATCAAGTGTAGATTTAATGAAAAATCTTTCTTCATCTTCTGAATACCAAAATTCAACCTGACCATAATCATAAAATAGTCTATCAATTTTATTAACTCCATAAAATGATTTCTTATCAGAAAATGAATATATTCTACTTAATAAATTTTTTCTTCTCAAATCATACTCCCAACAGTTTTCTAATACATTATTTATAGAAAACATCTCATCAACCGTCTTATAAAATGTTATGTTTTCTAATAAGAAACCAACATTAGAATAAAAAGAGTTTGTGCATATCACATTACTTCCCCAATTACAGGAAACAAAATCACAACCATCTACTCTCCATTTTAGAAACTCATTAACATCATTAATTTCTATATCATAAGTTGCTTTATAAGTCCAGTCTATATTTTGTTCCTTTAAATGATTTAATGAAATTTCAATTAAATTGCTTTCAGCCACTCCATGTGAATACTTTCTATCATCTACTATGTTTTTTGATTGGTAAAAATACCAATCACAAAGAGATTGTAGTTCAACATCAACAGGTGAGTGACTGGCTAATATTAAATAATAGTTTTCTCTTGATAGAATTCTAATATTTTCTTTTAATATTTCCAAACCCTCTTTGGAGTTGTGAAAATAAGTAACGATAAATCCGGTTTTAGTGTCTGTCTTCATTGTGAATTTTATCTAAAATTGAATAGCCAGCCGATTGTTTAGTAACTGGAAACTCAAATATTCCTGTTTTATACTGATTTAATTTTTCAGAAAACAATAAATCAGTTACATTCCATTTACAAGTCTGATACATATTATCAATAACCTCAAATGAACGTTTTGGTATTATATAAGCGTGTGCTCCGTAAAATTTATTAACAATCCAATAGTCCTGTTTTTTATCAACAATGTTAGTATTATTATGAAAACCAAAGGAGAACATCAATAACTCCTCATTATTGTTAAGAACTTCACAAGCAAAATTCATTTTTTTAATAAACTCAGTATAACTAACATCAATAACAGCATCACACTCAAAAATTAGTATAAAATCACTATCAGTGTTTATACCCTGATAAAAAGCTGATTTATGAGCCAAATAACAACCATAATGACCAGGTGTTAATTTACCACCAGGTTCCAAAGAAATCTTATCGGGATATTCACAGTTTTCAGCAGGAGGTAATTCAGTATATCTCTTGTTGATACAAGTGTTATAAGTTATTCCATAGTCAGAAAGTTTTGATAAGGAAATTAAAGAAGAAATTTCTCTATCACTATCAATATCGGTTAACATGTGGTAGGCTGATGTTTTGAAATTTTCTTTAGACTGCGCTACTTCTTTAGACTGGATTTTTTTAGTCTGTGATTTTATACCTAAACTATGTTTGATTTTTTCAACATTTTCTTGTTTATTAGTTGATAAAAAACTAATATTTGGGTTATCGAAAATATTTGAATAATTTGGTAACCACTTCATTAAAATTGGTAAATTATAGTTAAGTGCCTCAGTTATACATAATGGTTTATTCTCGAGATTCGAGGTAAATAAAAACAAATCACAAATAGTGTAAAATTTATAAACATCAGACCGCTCGCCCCAAACTCGGCAATTAGTAGGTTTATTTTCCATAAGTGGTTTCCAATATGACTCAAAATTTCCTGCTTGATTTCCTAAAAAGTGAAACTGAACACTATCATCAAAACTTCTAGCTATTTCAAATATTTCTGCTTGATTTTTTCCAGGAGTAAATAGACCAACATTTAAGACATGTTTTTTGTTTGTATCAAGTCCTAATTCTGTTAAAAACATTCTTTTAATTTCATCACTTTTAACAGGATATTCAATTAAGTCAAAGTCTGAGGACTTGTCAAAATATTGAAATAAATTATACTTTGAAACAAAAAGAGATTTATCAGGAGTCGTAATTTTTTCAGAATGGTTGAATAAAGTTCCGTGAGTAGTTTCACAAATCTTATAGTCTGACTTGTATAGTATATCTAAATATTGATGAGGTATAAAAGTTTCAGGAAACTCTTCAAAGTGTATAACATCTGGTTTTATTTCATCAACAACAGAAATAAACTTTTGTTTATCATCCATTGTAATTAATTTATTTCCAAGCAAAGACTGTATTTGAGTTCTCTGAACGACCAGTTGGCCTCCGGTTATATTATCCCATTCAATACACCAAATATCAAATTCGTTATTTAAAACTTCTATTTTTTTTAATAAAAATTGAGGCAAACCACCTGTTGAAAGGTGTGGTGCGATGAAAAGGATCTTTTTCATAATAAAAATATATAAAAAAACAAAGGTAAAACAAAGTATTTATCTCAAAAAGATGCAGAACTTTTAGCAATGTATGAAGAATTAGAAAAATTAAAAAAAAGTAGAGATGAATAAAAGTAGAGATATTTGATATTTTATTTTCTTGTGTATTTATTAAATAAAGTTTTATGGCTGACAAAAAAATATCTGAATTACCATATATTAGTGGTGGTCAAATTTCAGGAAACACTCTTGTTCCTTTAGTTACGTATTTTAGTGCGGTGTCAGGGAATACTGTACACACATATGTTTCAGATTTAGAAAATTATTTAACAAGTGGTATTACTGTTAGTGGTAATTATTTACCATTAAGTGGTGGGACAGTAACAGGTAGCACGAGTTTCCAAAGTGGATTAACGGCAACAACAATATCTGCAACAACGTATTTAAATTTACCACAATTTAGTGGAGGTTCAGGAAACTGTATAAATGATTTTTATGTGTCAAATATTCATTCGTGTTCACCATTAAGAATTAATCCGTTAAACGAAGGTAATGTTTATTTTGGGTTAACAAGTGGTATAACAATAGATCTAACAAACACTAGATTAGGTATTGGAACCGAGACACCTTCAGCAAACCTTGATGTTAGTGGAAAAATAAAAACAACAAATTTCCAAATGACATCAGGGGCAACCAATGGATATGTTTTAACATCGGACGCAAGTGGTAATGCGAGTTGGCAAACATCAAGTGGTGGGTCGTTTATTAGTGGTAATCGAGGGGCTTTTTTATCAACGCAAGATCAAATTATTGCAAGTGCAGGACAGTTAAAATCTGTAAGTGCTGACACAACGGTTGTTAGTTCAGGTATTACATTATCTGCAAATACTAGATACATAATTTCTAATGTTGGAAATTATAATATACAATATACGGTTCAAGTACAAAAAACTTCACCAGTATTATCAAACACATATATATGGATGCAAAAAAATGGAACGGATATTGCAAATTCAACAACTATTACAACATTAACAGGGGATACCATATTTAGAGTTGTTACAAAAAACTTTATAGAAACTGTAACCACACCAAACACATATTATGAGTTATATTGGACCTCAGACGATAACGACACACAACTTGGTAAGGAAACAACACCACCATATGGTATTCCGGCATCACCATCAGTTTATGTGACCATTAATCAAATTTAAAAAATATGATATTTAACTTCATTTATTTTTATATTTTCATATTTTTAATTTATGAAAATATTTGTTCAAATTGCGTCATATAGAGATCCTGAATTACTGCCCACAATTAGGGATTGTATAAGTAAGGCAAAATATCCTGAAAACTTAACTTTCTGTATTTGTTGGTAAAGAGACGAAACAGAATCAATGGAAGAATTTACAAATGATGATAGATTTAAAATATTAGACTATCATTGGACACAAAGTAAAGGACTTTGTTGGGCTCGTTCAGAAATTCAAAAATTATGGAATAGTGAAGAATACACTATGCAATTGGATTCACACCATAGATTTATAGTAAATTGGGATGAAGAGTTAATTGAAATGATAAAAATGACAGGCTCAGAAAAACCAATTATCACATCATATGCAGGCATGTATCGACCATCAGACAATCAATTATTAAATATTGAACCATACAAAATGAATGCGTCTAATTTCACACTAGGAGAGACAATTCTTTTTATGTTAAAACAAATACCTCTTGGGTAAAATTTACAGGACTAACATCGTGATAGGTTAAAAAAAAACACGTTCTTTGCTACCAACTATTTGTTTATACCACATACCTTTATCATCTAACCAAACATAAGGATCATCAGGAATGTCGGTCCAACCATGTTTTGTGTAGTATTCAAAATCTTTACGTAAAAGGTTTGCTCTATGAGATGAGTGAAATTCTTCACAACCTAACCAATTAGGTAAAATAAATTCACCTTCGATGACTTCATATTCCATGTTATTTTTAAAACCACGAGATTTCCACACGTCAATAGAGTCGTTGTAATATTGTTTAAGTGCGTTTACATAATCACGCCACATTACAGAACACGGATGATTTAACCAACCCTTATATGGTTTACCATCTTTACGTAAACGACCTGTGATTGCTGATATAATTTGATAAGCCTCAACACGTTGTTTACCTAAACGTTTATTGTCTAATGATTCTAATGATTTTCTAAAATCTGAATAAGGAAGAAATGTTTGCATAATACAAAGATATAGTTTTTTTTTCTTTTATACAAACTTTTTTATTTATTGATATATTTATATGTAAAAGAAATAAAAAATTATGAAAAGAATTATTAGATTAACTGAATCGGATCTTACAAGAATTGTAAGAAGAGTAATTAGCGAATCAGAAAAACCAGCAGCAAAGGATTATTTTGTTAACGAAAATTACACTTCAATGCCAGGAGGAACAAACTTTTATGCGGTAACAAGTGTTGGTGCAGCAACCCCAATTAATGATGCAAAAGGTAAAAGTTTCCAAGTAACAGTTTCAGGTGTTATGTATTATAGTAATAATGGTACATGGCAAAAAACCGGTACCTTCAGTGAAACACTACAACACAGATGTGGTGCCAAATCTAACTTTTGGGCGGCAGAGTGGAATGGTGGTCTTCCAGAAGTAGATACTGGATCTGCAGGATATGTATCAAAAATAGGTGGAGGATTAGAAACAGCGTCAAATACCTACTGTAATTCAAAAGGAGTTAAAAACCAATCAAGTATGGGAATTATATAATAAAAAATTCGATAAAATAAAAAAACCCTCTATGGAGGGTTTTTTATTTTATTAATAGAGTTCTTAATTATTTGTCAAAGATACTTGTATTATTATCGTTGAACATTTCATTGAAGTCTCTTGTATCTACAGAGTATACCCCTTTGTATTCGTCACCATCCTTCCAAATAATTTGTAATTTAGGGTAGTTAGGGTTATCATTCAAGTTGATGATCATTACTTTTTCTGTGATATCATTGTAGTACCCTGTTTTATCTGTTACTGAAAACATTGCAAAATCAGTGTTAGATTTGATCATTTTAATATCTAAAATGTATGTTTTATCAACTACAGAATCATTTTCATCGTAGTCATAAAAATGATGACTTAATATGTTCTTATCAAAATCAAAAGTATACATTTGGAATCCCTCGGTAATAGAATCACTAACTTTGTTTTTGAACGACCCAACAGACGTTGGAGATTCGGTATGATCAATTTGTTTAGTTGAATTAACAAAAATTTGTTTAGTTCCTGCCAAAGGTTGTGATTTTGGTCCTGTGAATACTCCTTTACTAACAAAAGATGAGAAAAGTACTACAGAAAAAAGTACGAAGATGGATTTGATGATTGTTTTCATAGGTCTTTATTTTTTAGTTATTAATTATTTACAATACAAATATATAGCTTTTATTTTAATTTACAAAAACAAAATTTATTTTTTTTTCTTTTTTTTATCCCCACCATATAGATGGGGATTTTAATTGGTGGACCTAGAGGGCTCCGACTCCCTCGTCCGGATCATCTTGTTTAAAAGACGACTACATGTTTAGGTTGGCATTTTCTAATACCCCAAAATATTTGATTTTATCTTGATCAAAAACAAGTATGGTTTGTTCTTCACTATCGTAAACCAAAAACCAATAGACCACTCAATTTCGGGTTTAGTGGTAATCTACCTTAGTCACTCCTGTTCCTGAGCGTATGTGATCCGGCTCGCGTATCCGTAAACTTCTTAAGCTACAGTTACTTCTTGAGTTGAGATTAGACCCAAAGTCTCAAGGTTGTTTAGCACATTGCCATTTAAAATGTGAATCAGTTTTTAACGAGATTAATTCAGTCCCGACATGCTTCTTTTATTCAACCAATGCCCGTCAAATCCAATATAGGCCCCTATATCGTAATTTTATTTTCAAAGAACTTATACAAAGATAATATATTTGTTTTGATTATCCAATATATTTATATAAATATGTTGAGAAAAAAATTTATCTTTGAAACTGACGAAGAAAAAGATGTTGATGAAATGTCTGACTATGAAAAAATCATACGTTTAGCAAAAGGTAGACTTAGTCCTCGTGAAGTTTATTTTGAAGATTCAAACGGTAAAGATTATGGTGACATTATTGAAGTCACTTATGATGGTATTATTTTTACTTTTGATGGTTTATCTGATTATTTACAATTCTTTTTTCCTGAAGAATATGAAGAAGGTAGTGATGGTGAATATGATGCAAGAAATTATGAAGCGATGTATTCAGGAAATTGGTCTTGGTATGAAGAGTTTTACGATAGGGATAGTCAAGATTGGGTAGAAGGGTATGTTACAGAAAGATTTAGAAAAAACCATTTAGAATTAGTTAGAGATATTGCAAGATTTTTATCACCAACGATTTATACAAAACTTTCAAAAGTTTTAGAAGGAAAGGCGGAGTTTGATTCAGAATTAAATATTGAAATAAGAGATTTTTTAGATACAATAAATATTGGTGATGAAATAACAGAGGCTTATACAGATGCAAATCATGCGGCAATTGTAGACGAAGTACCAAAAGGAATTGAAGATACATATTGTGATTGTTTAAGAAATGTTGGTGTTGAAAGATATAGTCAAAAATATTGTTTTTGGAAATATGAAATGGATTGGGCTTCTTGTGTAATGTTATTTGCTCGTTTTGGTACCGACGAAGATAATTTTTTAGATCTACTATTTAATGCAATTAAAAAAGAAAATATTTCACATTTACCTGAGTATTATGAAATGCAGTATCAATTTTGGGACGCCGAAAAATTTGAAAGTACTTGGAATAGTGGTGTTGAAGAAGTATTAGAAAGAAAATTAGAGGATATACAAACTAATACTGAAAATTATAATGAAAAATATAAAGAAATTATAGATAAAGTATCTCAAATTGGAGGAATTAATAATTGGATCTCAACAAAAGATAAAAAATACCAAATTCTTATAGATGTTATAGATCCATCTACAGGTCAAATTACATATAAAATTAAAAAACCAAATGAATGGAACACTAAGGTAGGAAAAACAGATATTGATGGAATAATTAATATAATTTATAACGAAAAATTATTTAATATGATGGAGCACCTTGATAGATTTTCAATACTTAGAAATAAGACGTTCCTTTAGTATCTCATATAAATACACCAAATCATCATCATTTATAAAAAGTGAATTACCATAAAAAATATCTGATATTGTAATACCATCTTTTTCTTCAATAACATCGATGCTTTCTAATTGATGAACAGGGTAATCCTCAATTTCTTCATCGTCTTCAAATTGAAGTAATGAGTTCATAACTGTTTGTGGTGTATATACAATTGGTTTATATTCATACTTATATTTTTTCAAACCCAATTCTTTAACCATATTTAATCCTGCTGTAATTGCATTTTCAACATCTTCTATTGAAACAAATTCTTGATTTGAATGCATGTTATAATAACCACATGACATGTTGATACAACAAACATCAATTTTCTTTTTTAACTGTGATATGTCTGTATAAGGGTGAGATTGAACAAGCATTTCATTTTTAAATGCATTTTCAATAGCGTCAATTGATTTAATAAAAAATTCACTATCACGTTCAAATAAACGAACTCCCGAGCATATCTCGGAGATTAAGTGATTACCAGGTGCGTCGTATTGTGTGATATACCCGACATCTTGTAAAAAGTTTTCATCACATTTTGAAGAACCGTGACAACCTGTTTCTTCTGAAACAAAAAGACCAATTTTTACTTTATCTAATGTTTTTAATAACTCTAAACAAATAAAAATACCACATTTATCATCACCACCAATACCTGTTGGATTACCGTCTTCGGTGTAAGCTTTTAAACATGGAACCTCATCGTTACCAAACGATTTACCAAATGTATTTGGTCTAATTAGGTTTTCTTCTTTTACTATGATTTTATCTACTTTATGATGAACGGTGTCCGTGTGTGAAATAAACATTGGATAAAATTCACCTTCGTTTAATTCACCTTTAGTTGCATATATATTCATCATACCATCTCGGTAGTAGGAGACGCCTGGAATTGTGTCTAATTCATTACAAAGATATTCTACCATATCTTCTTCTTGATATGTTTTAGAAGGGACAGATAATATTTCTTTGAATTTATTTATGTTCATTTAATTTTTTTATAAAGATAGTATATTTATATAATAAAAACAAAAAATATGAAAAATATTTTATCAAGTTTAAATGAATATAAAAAAAGAAGGATTTTAGAGATGCATACAAATAAAAAATCATTTTTATTTGAGGCTGTTGAAAATAAAACAGTTCAATTGGATTGTGTCGCAAAAACGGTTAATGGTATTGTTGTTAGTCAGGCCGATTTATTGGCTAATTTATGTCCAGCAGCTAAAAATACAACAACCACACAAGCAGGTGCAGGTACAACACCTTTAGATACCTACGTTAGTAACATGGTTGATTGGAGAAGTAGTGTTATTAATGATAAACTTGCTTCTTTTGGGGGATCTAAAGTTAATGTTAGTGGGTCTGACAGTAATAAAATTGTTAGTTCGGTTTATATTGAAATGAAAAACCCGAAAGAGGACCCAAAAATGCAAAATTTAATAGCAACACCTACATATAATTGTGTAGCTCAGGGTACTAATTTAGCGGGAAGCGCACAATATTACGACCTATATTTCAAAAAAGGTAGTCCTGAATATAATGAATTTATGGCCGCTTGTAAATTACAATGTCAGGCATCACAGAAAAAAATACAACAAGTTAAATATACAAAACAATAAATAAATAATATGAAAAGAAAAATTAGATTAACGGAATCAGAACTTTATAGATTAATAAGAAGGGTTATATCTGAACAAACAACAAAACAAGTAACAGTAACTGTTGATTGTACTGCAAAAACATTAGACACAATGGCAATGACAGCACCAATGATTACTAAATACTGTACAGAGACGAAGGGTACAACAACTCAAACATTAGCTCAAGAATATAAAATGACTAGAAAGGATCAAATTATTTTAACAAGAGCCGAATTAGATTCAATTGGCGCCTTTAGTGCTGAGGTTATAATAGATAGTTCTGATAAAGTTTCAGGTGTTTCTTTTAAAATGAAAAAAGAATTAACTAACCCGTCAAGTATGGGTGGTGGTATTGCACAACCTTTTTATTCTACCGCCGATGGTGCAGGACAAGGAACAGGTAGAGTTGCGGGTGGAGTAACACAAATTAAACCGTATGTTGATGCGGGAGTAACGACTGCAGAAGCGGTAAGAAAATTAGGTGAAAAACAAGCTAAGGCTTCCCAAAGCTTTAAATAAAAAAACAATAATAAAAAAAAAGGAACCAATTTGGTTCCTTTTTTTATTTATATAACATTCTAATAACTTCTTTATCTATTTTAGATAATTGTTGTGTTGTGGTGTAACCTTCGTAAAAGATACTATCTTCGTAAGTCCAAGAGTCGTTTGCTAAACCTAACGATTGTGTAATTTCTTCAATTATTGCATGTTTTTTATCTAAAGATGAAACATCATTTCTAATAAAAATTTTTACATTATCGATAATAATAGTACCACTATAACTATAAATTAAACAATACCCATTACAACTAACGTATTGTAACTGATTATAAACATATTTAGAGTTAAAATTATTAAAATCACCAAAATAAACAATTGAATTTGCTTCCGATTTATTTTTTACAATTGTAATTTTTATACTACCAATTAATGTATTTAATTCTGTTATTAGACTTTTTACATTGATTAAATCTTGGTTAGTGTAGTAACCATCCAAATACATTTTAATATCTTTATCCCACTTTGTTATTTTATTAGTATTATCACCTTTCATTTGATCACTACCATAAGCAACCTCATTGAAATAAGATTTAATTTGTTCTTGTGTTTGACAAACAGAAAATAAAGTCATAAATAAAAATAAAGAAAGAATAAAAATTTTCATATGAGTTATATTAAATAATTATAATACAAACTTACGAAAACTTTTTATATCTACAAAACTATTTTTTAAAAAAAGATATATTTATTAATAAAATACAAATTTTATGAAAAATATTTTATCAAGTTTAAACGAATCTGAAAAAAGAAGGATTCTTGAGATGCATTATAGGACATCGGGTAGACATTATTTGAATGAACAAACACCAGACACAACACCAGCATTCCCAACATCCGGTGTTGAAAAGGATCTTAATTTTCCTGTGGATCAAAACATAATAACAAGCCTCAAGGTTAATACTAATGAATTTACAACAAAGGTACGAGTTACTTTTAATCACGATACAGGGGCATCTACCGCAATGTTAGTTGGAACACCTAAAACAGGACCGTCAACGACATGGAAATCGTCATTTGATTGTAAATGTCCTACATCAACTAGTCCAGACGCAGATATAAGTTCAACTTACGGATTTATAGAAAAAACATCTGGTTTTAATGGAACTAAAGAAAATCTTAATGCCAATACTACAGTTTCAGGTCCAATGATTCAAAAATGGATTAAGGAGAGATGTGTTGCGTATTTAAAAGATAAAAAAAAATGTGGACCAGTTCTTGCAACAAGAGGTGAACTGAACGCTCTTTACACAAGGACAACACCAACGGATATTCAACCGGGTGACAGAAAAACAATTTGTACATTTGTTAGGGCAAAACAAGGATTTATTGGAATGGATTACCTTTACGATCAAAGAAAAATAATGGATAATTTTCTAAGTAATATTGCATTTTATGCTCCTGGAACAGATCAAGAAACTTTTGATAACACTAGCTCTCAAGATTTAAGTGATAAAGGAGAACTATTTTGTAAAGGTTGGGGATTATAAACCCAATAAAATAATAAAATTAACCCACCCCAATAAGGGTGGGTTTTCTATTTACGTAAATTAAAATGATTTACAATTAACAATGTTGATTCATTATTTACAATATCATAAAATAAAAGATGAATGTATGAATCGTTATCATCTATATTAAATTTTGCGATAAAACTATAGGATATTTCTTTTTTATTTAATTTTATTTTTGATTCCACTGTAATACTATCATTATTTTTGATAACACTATCAATCTTGAATGTTCTTATTTCTGTTTCAGTATTAGGGTAAGAACTTATTTTAAGTAAAGACGAATCTAAATCAAATATAAAAATTTCTTTTAGTTTTATGTCTTTTTCTGTTTCTGTGTAATCACAAATTGGTGTTTGAAACGAGGACCGACCTAATTTACCATATAAATCAACTCTATATATTTCAAATATGATTTTTTGTGAAAATGAAAAAAAGGATGTGAATACTAATAAAAATAAAAAAAAAGTTTTCATAAATAGTTTATTAAATGATTATAATACAAATATATAAAAACTTTTAATATTTACAAAACTATTTTTTACGTTTTGTTGGTTTTTTTATTTTAACTTCAGTTTTTTTATCTTTTTCGTTATATGATAAAATGAATTTTGAACCTTTTTCAGGGTTGTCACTAATTACTTTATCAGTAACCGCATCATCGACCCACTTTTGAATGGTTCTTTTCAATATACGAGCACCGAATCTAGTGTCAGTACCAACACCTATAATGTGTTTTTTTAATGTCTCATCGACCTCCAATTCAAAATCAATTAAAGAAACTCTTTCATACACTTTTTCAAGTTCCAAATCAACAATTTTTAATAGGTCGGTCTCATTAAGATCTTTAAAATAAATAATTTCATCAAACCTATTTATAAATTCAGGTGCAAACTTTTTAAATAATTCTTTTTCTAATAGAGATTTTATCTCCTCTTCCTTTTTCTCAACTTTTGAATTTGTTGCAAATCCAACACCTGTACCAAAATCTTGAACTATCTTTGTTCCAACATTAGATGTCATTAAAATAATACAGTTTTTGAAATTGATTTTTCTTCCGTGACCATCAGTTAAAAATCCTTCATCTAACATTTGTAAAAATACGTTAAATATTTCAGGATGTGCCTTTTCAATCTCATCTAACAAAATAACAGAATATGGTTTGTTTTTAATTTTATTTAAAAATGGTGATCCATCTTCATACCCAACATAGCCTGGTGATGTTCCTGTGAGTTTTGATGTTGCAATCTTATCTGAAAATTCACTCATATCTAATCTAATAAGTGCGTCTTCAGTATTAAACATATGTTTCGCTAATTGCTTAGCCAACTCAGTTTTACCAACACCTGAATTACCAATTAATAATCCACTAAATATTGGTTTTTTAGGGTCATTTAATCCGACCTTATTTCTTTGTATTGCTTTTGATATTTTTGCAACTGCATCATCTTGACCAATAACTTTTGTTGATAGCGTATCTTTGAGTGTTTTTAATTGTTCTGTCTCATCTGTTGATATTTTTGATATTGGTATTTTTGTAATAAGTGACGCGACATCATATACAATATCTTCTGTAACTTCTCTTTTGAATAAATTTCTATTTTTTTCAAATTCCGCCTTTTCTCTTTCTAAATCATTCAAAACTTTTCTTTCCTTATCTCTAAGATTTGCCGCTTCCTCGTATCTTTGACTGTTTATTACTATAACCTTTTCTTCTTTGATTTCTTGAGCCTGTCTTTTTAAATCTTCAATAATTTCAGGTAATTTTATTTCAACTTGTGATCTAGCTCCAACCTCATCAATAATATCAAACGCCTTATCAGGAAACTCTCTATCTGTGATGTAACGGTCCGCTAACTCAACACATAGTTTTAATATATCATCACTATAAGTTACTTTATGGTGATCTTCATATCTATCTTTTGAATTTTGAAGTATCTGTAAGGTCTCTTCTTTTGTTGAAGGGTCCACCATTACTTTTTGGAATCTCCTTTCAAGTGCACCATCTTTTTCAATATTTTTTCTATATTCTTCTAAAGTAGTTGCACCAATACATTGTAGTTCTCCTCTTGAAAGTGCAGGTTTAAATATATTTGAAGCATCCATCGATCCTGAGGCATTTCCCGCACCAATCATTGTATGGATTTCATCAATAAAAATTATAATATCGGGGTTATTGTATAATTCTTCCATAATCACTTTCATTCTTTCTTCAAATTGTCCTCTATATTTTGTTCCAGCAACAATTGATGTCATATCTAATGAAACAATCCTTTTACCTGATAAATTTTGAGGACAATCACCCTCAAATATTTTCTTTGCTAAACCTTCAACAATTGCCGTTTTACCACAGTTATGTGAAACCACACCATTTGATATGTATTTTCTTTCATTATCTAACACCTCAAGATCAAAAGTATTATGAACACCAATCTCTTCTTTCTCAATAACCTCATGTAGGTTATTATCTTCAAAATAAATTGAGTTTCCAACATTTAAATTTTTTAATCTTAACCAATATGAATCATTCATAAATTCAACAAAATCATTATCACTTGTTTGCCCAACTTCAACTAAATGGTCTTCAGATCCTGAAAGTTCAGACCCGTTTGATAGTTTTATTTTAAAACAATTTTTATTTTGTTTTTTATATAAATTACCAACAAGTTTATAACCCGACGGAGTTTTAATTTTGTATGTCCCACCTTCGTTTTTTACAAGGTTAAAAAATTCTTCAATTTTAATTTTCATATTTTTTATTTAATTTTTTTTATTTCACATAGTTTCAATATTGTGACTATCTGCGTCAGAAACTTTTTCAATTTCAATCCAAGTATCGCCTAAAACACAACCTGGTTCACCTAATATAATAGGGTTATTTTTCTTTCTTCTTGAAAGGATTTGTGCAATTCTATTAATCTCATTTTCTCTACCTACAACAGGATCTAATTTTCCTTCTTCAGCTAGTTTTATAAGGTCTCTTGAAAAGTTATCTAAAACAGGGGTTTTAGTTTTTGTTTCTGTTTGTTTATTTTTTGATTTTTCCATATCGTCAAATGATTCAATCATAATAATCTTTTTAATTTTTTATTTGTTTAAAAGTTAATTAAATAAAGACCAATAATCAATATTTTTTATTTTTTTGTCATCATGTCAGATATACTGACATTTTGTCATGTTATAATTTGAAAACATTAAAATTTACTTATTTGGCATTTATTTGGTGTAAAATCTTACCAAAATAAACTTATAAATAAAATAAAATTATGTTTAGTAGAAATTTTGAAAAATTATTTAATGAACTATGGTCATCAGATCCATTTTTTAATGGTGATAATTGGGAAAGAAAAAACTATAAGTCCGAAGATGGTAGTATTTCATTTACTTACATTACAAACAAACGAGGAGGACTGAATAAACAAGATGAAATATCATTATTAAAACAAAAACTTGATATTGCAGTTGATGAACAAAATTTTGAGGAGGCGGTAGAACTCAGAGACAAAATTAAAAATTTAGAGAAAAATAAAGAAGAATTTACAAAACTTAATAAAGAACTAGATGAATGTTTAAAAAAACAAGATTTTGAAAATGCAATCAAATTAAGAGATAAAATTAGAAGTTTAAAATAAAAATGTTCTTATTTTAGTTTTGAACCTGTCCGTGAGGATGGGTTTTTTTTTGATTTATGGTTTTTTTTATTAATCGTTATATTTATTATAAAAAGATAATAAAAAAATAAAAATAACAAAAAAAATTATGAAAAGAGTTATTAGATTAACAGAATCAGATCTTACAAGAATTGTAAGACGAGTTATTAAAGAATCAAAAGGGGTTATAAATGAGGCGTATGAGCCTGGTGCCACATTCGAAGTGGGCGAAATAACATACACTATTGAAGGTAGAGGCACTTTAGGACCTAATGGAGAACAATGTTTTTTCACAATGCAATTCAATGGTGGCGGTAAAAGATATGACGTAAGTGAAAAAACAATCAATAATATTCAAGATGCGAATTTAAAAGCGACTCTTCAAACTATTATGAGAACAGTAAAGAGAGAAATAGGTTGTTAATTTAAGATAAGTAAATTATTTTTATTTGCAAATTTTAAAGTCGTTGAGTTATAATCTTTTTCAAAATAAAATTGTTTTACACTTTTTTCATTCTTATTAAGATTAATAGTTAAACTAATATATATTTTTGATGAGGGGTCTGAAGATCCCTCATTGTATTTTATATTAAATACGTTATAACTAATCGTATCAATTGATAATATTTTATCAACACTTTTGAATTTACCTAGTTTAGTTGTAATTATTTTTTTATCAAAATCAATCATAAAAGTTTGATTTATATCAATATTAAATCCATTACCTAATAAATTTTTTTCACCGACATTACCAAAAGATGATGAAAAATTAAAACTGGAAACAATCACAAAAATTGATTGGGACATTAAATTAAGTGATGCGATTGTAAATAATAAAGTTAAAATCAAATTTTTCATGAGGTTTAATTTTTTAGGTGAATAATTATACTACAAATATAATCATTTTTCTTGATTTAAAAAACTTTTCTAATATTTTTAGAATAAAAAATTATGGCAATTAAAAGAACTGATATTAACGGAACCAAAATTACTTGTGAAATAGAATCAAGTAACCTTAAAACAACTATATACGACACCGAATCTAATAAATTAATAGTGGAGTTCAAAAACGGATTTAAATACGAATACGATGAGGTCCCCCATAATATCTACGCACAGTTTAGATTATCGGATTCCCAAGGTAAATTTTTCAATACCCAAATTGCAAAAACATTCAAATACAAAAAATTAGATAAATAATTTTCACGCCATATTTATATACATGGCAAGTTCTGAAAAAATAATAAATAGTTTTTATCTTCAAGACGAATTTAACCCAAATGTGTGGGATAATTCCGACAATCCAAAAACGGTAAAACTAAAACCTGAAATTAGAGAAAGACTTTTAAGAGTTGCAAATCTTTTTATTGAATTTTTAGATACGGATCTTTTTATTCAAGATGTCATTTTTGTAGGTTCACTTGTTGGTTACAATTGGAGTGAATTTTCCGATTTTGACATCCATATATTAATCGATCTTGATGAATCAGAAAATAGAGAAATGACAGAAGAGTTGTTCAGACTTAAAAAAACAGTGTTTAACGCAGCTCACGACATTTTTATAAAGGGTTCTGAAACGGAATTATATGTACAAGACGCAAATGAAAAAAATGAAAGTCAAGGGGTTTATTCTTTATTAAATGACGAGTGGTTAAAAATACCAAAAAAAGAAAATTTCAAAGTAGATAAGAAAAAATTAATGACCAAAGTTGACCAATGGATGGATATTATTGATGGTGTTTTGGAAAATGCCGAAGATGAAGATATTGAAGATGCTGTTAAACTTGTAAAAAAATATAGAGAAAAATTAAGAAAATATAGAACTTGTGGATTACAAAAAGAGGGTGAATATTCTTATGAAAATTTGGTCTTTAAATTTTTAAGAAGAAACGGTTATATAGGAAAATTAGAAAACTTTAAAAACGAGTTTATAGATAAAAAACTATCTTTAGAACAAGAAAATAAAGAATACTAAATAAATTACTATTTATTGATATATTTATATATAAAAAACTATGCCGACAACTGCTTGTACAGATAATTATTATAACACCGTAGTAGTAGGGTATGTCCCTGGAACAGGTGATACGGTAGGTCAAGTAGTAACATTTACTACACCTAAACCTGAATGGACAGACGCAAATAACCAACAGGCAAAACAGTGTAATGCAGTTGCTCTTGGCGGATTTAATGGACTAAACAATTAAAAAAACAAAAAAATGGCAGATTTAAAACCTTTAGGTAGTGAAAAATTACAAGGTATGGAAAAAATTAACCGTATCATGGAGATTGCTAGATATAAAGAAACACCTAAAAATTTAGTCAACGAAGTTTCATCAGTTGATTATACTATAACTTTGGCTGACGGTAAGACTTATGGTATAGTTAAAGAAAAATTAGGTTATATAATTAAAAGTGGATTGAATGAATCAACAATGGATTATGTTGATATTATGAGACACAGAAAACACTACAGGTCATATTCTGAAGCTATGAAAAAACTAAACTTGATGGCATCTGAAATCAATAGAGTTACAGGTTATGATGAAAATATTTCGTTAATTGGTGAGCAAACTGACTTAAAAAAAAAATTCGTATTAAAACTTCCTAAACCAAAAGCAGATAAACCCGCTGGAGAAACCACACCACCAGCACCTCCTACTGGTGATATGGGAGCACCACCTGCGTCTTCTGAACCCCCTGCACCTCCTGCCGGTGATATGGATATGGGTGCACCACCTGCACCTCCTGCCGGTGATATGGATATGGGTGCACCACCTACTGGTGATACAGGAACACCACCAACAGACGATATGGGATCACCCAATGATGATAACATGGGAATGCCACCAACAGATGATATGGGAATGGCTGAAACACCTCCACCCCCTATGGATGATATAGGAATGGAAGACGAAGGTGAAGAAGAGCCACAAGGACCAACTGGTTTAAAATCAATTCAAAAATTAACAGGTAGATTAAGTCAAAAAATTCGTGCCTTTGAAAAAGAAAAGGGTATGGATTCTCAAGACATTAAATATGTTTTAAATTCAATAATTTCAGCATTAGAACTTGAAAACTTAGACGAAGACGATAAAGATGATATAATCTCTAAATTTGACGAGTCTGATGAGTATGGTGAAGAAGGTGCAGGAGAATTGGATTTAGGAGATGAAGATACAGGTATAGAAGATAATATGGATATGGGTAATGATATGGGAGGTACTCCACCCCCACCACCAGCAAATAATATGATGGAATCAAAAGTAGATAAATTATTAAAATCATACTTCAAAATTTCTGAAAAAGAAAAACCAATTTTAGAAGAAAAGAAAAAGAAAGACTTCTTAAAACAAAAACTACAAAGACTTGATGTAAAAAAAGAATTTGTAAAATTAAGTGAAAGTTTATCACAATTAGAAGCGGCAAACGAATTTCACAAAAAATATAAAAACGCTAAATTTATTGGTAAAACAAATAAAGAAAATTTAGTTTTTGTTGTTGAAGGAAAACAATATAGAATAACACCAAGAGGGAGGGTTATATGAATTTAGTTTATGTTAATGAATTAGGTCCTAACTATAAAGGTGATAATATATATGAGTTTATATTTTCTGATTTAGATGACGTGTGGGGAGATGATTGGGATGCAGAACCGGCATCAGGAAAACCATCACCTCCTGATATTAACTATATAAAAAGAGTTGGGGCATTAAAAAATTCAGAAATTGAGTTAGAATTAATTCAAAACTCGGATTATTTTGGTGTTTACGACGCAATTGACGGTGTTATATCTTTAGCGTGGGAAAAGAGTGATAGTGATGAGATATTAATTAATAAAAGAAAAAGACTTGTTTTTCAATACGGAGAAAGTGTTGAAAGTGTTGAAAACAAATTATATGAACGAGACATCGTATTAAAATGGGAAAAAAACTTAGTACAAGATGAAACATATGAATCCTAAAATGGTTAGACTACTACATGAAGGGTTTTCTATCTCAACTTTAGAAAACTTAACTGAAGGTCAGTTAAATTTGTTGTATGAAAAGACTAAAAAGGTAAAAAAGGAACCTAAAGAGGCCGAACAAGTAACAAAAACTATTACCGCAACAAAATATAAACCCGAAGAAATAGCACAGTTTAAAAATCCTGATGGTTCCTATAGCATACCCCAATCTGAAGGGGAAGTAACGGAAAGAGCAAAATCAAAAAAACAACAACAGTTTTTTGGTATTGTAAGAGGTATGCAAAAAGGAGAAATACCTAAAAAAGGTGAAGCAGGAAAAAAAGCCAAAGAGATGGATCCTAAAGATGTTAAAGATTTTGCGTCAACAAAACACAAAGGTTTACCAAAAAAAGTTGAATCAAAAGAAGGTTCAGAAAAATTTATTCAAAAAGCAACTAAAAAAATAGAAAAAAAAGGAACTGAAGGCAAATTCGGTAGATGGTGTAAAAAAGAAGGTTTGGATTCTGACGGTGAAGTTACTAAAAAATGTATTTCAGCAGCAATGAAATCAGATGATCCTGCGGTTGTTAAAATGGCAAATTTTGCAAAAAACATCGGTGGTTTTAAAGGTTCAGAACACAAGAAAAAAACAGAGTCAAAAGAAAATGTAAAAAAACTTGAAGAAAACATTTTAAGACTTATTGAAGATTATTTACCTCCACATACAACAAAAGGTGAATTATTAAGAACAATTAAAAGTATTAAAAGATAATGAATGTCTTTATCAAGGGAACAAGCCTTATTGGAATACGCCAAATGTGTAAATGATACTCCTTACGCACTTAAAACATATTTACAAACTTACGACAATACACAATCAAAATATGTCCCGTTAGAATTATTTATCGACCAAGTTACGTTAGTAAAGGATTATGATAGTTACGAAGAGAACATCGCATTAAAATACCGTCAGGCTGGTGTTTCTACAGTAACATCAGCATGGGCATCAAAGAGGTTGGTATTTGCTAAAAAAGAAAAACCTGAAAAAATCCTGATAATTGCAAACAAAATGGACACTGCCGTTGAGATGGCAAATAAAGTAAGAGCGTTTGTAGATCAATGGCCGAAATGGATGGGTGTTGGTTTTTCTGTTGAAAAAAACTCACAAAGACATTTTAAACTAACAAACGGTTGTGAAGTGAAGGCGGTTGCAACATCAAAAGACGCTTTACGTGGTTATACACCAACTATATTGATATTTGATGAGGCGGCATATATTAATGCCGACGAAGACTTTTGGTCTGCATGTATGGCGTCTCTTTCAACCGGAGGTAAAGTTATAGTAATATCAACACCAAATGGATTCGACCCAATTTATTATTCTATATATAGTCAGTCTGTTAAAGGTATGAATGACTTTAGAATTACTGAAATGTATTGGTTTAGGGATCCTAGATATTCTAAAGATTTAAAACTCATTAAATGTCGTGATATTGTGCATTATATGTTAAATAGGGCCGACTATAAAGATGAAGAAATAACCATTGATTATGGTAACATTAAAGTTAATGAAAGAAACTTTGAAGAAATTAAACAAAAAATAGAAAATGGTGGGTATAAGGCTTATAGTTCATGGTTTGAGGCCATGGCTAAAAAGTTAAAATTTGATAGAAGGAAAATATCACAAGAACTTGAATGTAACTTCTTAGGTTCAGGAGATAATGTAATTCCTGCAGAAACTATGAAAAAAATTAAAGATAAACATATTAAAGAACCTGAAAATAAATTTATGGGTGGAGTTCTATGGCAATGGAAAGAACCTGTTGCCGATCACCGATATATAATGGGTATGGACGTTTCACGAGGCGATAGTGAAGATTTTACAACATTTACTATTATTGATTTTGATGAAAGAGAACAGGTTTTGGAATATTTAGGAAAGGTTCCACCTGATGTTGTGGCAGAAATTGCATATAAATGGGCAACCATGTATAATGCATTTATTGTGACCGATATTACAGGAGGTATGGGTGTTGCAACATCAAGAAAACTACAAGAACTAGGATATAAAAATTTATATGTCGATGGAGTGAATCCCACAGATAAATGGAAATGGGACCCTAAAGCAAACGAAAAGATACCAGGAATTAATTTTAATTCCAAAAGAGTTCAAATTGTTGCGGCATTTGAAGAAGCGTTAAGACACGATTTTGGTGTTAGGTCTCAAAGATTATATAATGAATTAAACACATTTGTTTATGTAAACGGTAGGCCTGATCACCAAAAAGGGCAACACGATGATTTGATTATGTCATTAGCAATGGCTTTATATGTTGCAGAAACATCTTTTTCAAAATTAGAAAAAGCAACGGAACACGCAAAGGCAATGATTGATTCGTGGACAACGGATAAAAATGAATATAAAGATTCCTCGGCCAATTTTAATCCCGGTTTACCTGTTATGACAGGATTACACGAATACTCTAGTGGTCAGGTTAGTAAAAGTGATTATGAAAAGTATTTATGGTTATTCGGAGGAAAAAGAGTTTAGTTTAATTTTTATCTGACTATTTTTAAAATAAAAAAAATATGGCACAAGAAAAATATACGGTTTGGCAAAGGTTAGGTAGAGTGTTCGGTCCTAATTCAACAATGGACCAACAACCACCTGTTTTTAAATTCGATAAAAAAGAATTATTAAAAACAACAAACAAGCAAGAATATGAAACTGAAAAATTACAGTCTCAACAAACAATGTACATTGGTAAGCAATGGCAAAAAGTAGAAAGTAATTTATATCAACAAGCGGTTTATTATGAACCAACAAGAATGGCGTCATATTATGATTATGAATCTATGGAGTATACTCCTGAGATTTCTGCCGCTTTGGATGTATATGCTGAAGAATCGACTACACCTGACCAAGATGGTTATATTTTAAGAGTCTATTCAGAATCGAAAAGAATCAAACAAGTGTTAACAGATCTTTTTACAAATAAGTTAGATATAAACACTAATTTACCTATGTGGATAAGAAACACATGTAAATTCGGTGATAATTTTATTTATTTAAAATTGGACCCTGAAAATGGTGTTGTAGGTTGTCAACAATTACCAAATATCCAAATAGAAAGATTGGAAAAGGGTATGAGATTCCAGCCCGACAAGTATTCACAAGAAATGGAAAATGATGCGTTAAAATTTGTTTGGAAAGAAAAAAACATGGAATTCAACACATGGGAAATTGGCCATTTTAGAATTTTAGGTGACGATAGAAAATTACCATACGGAACTTCAATGTTAGAAAAAGCGAGACGTATTTGGAAACAATTACTTCTATGTGAAGATGCCATGTTAATATATCGTTTATCGAGAGCACCTGAAAGAAGAGTTTTTAAAGTATTTGTTGGTAATATGGATGACAAAGATGTTGATGCATACGTACAAAAAGTTGCAAGTAAATTTAAAAGAGACCAAATATTAGATTCAAAGACAGGTAATGTGGATATGAGATATAATCAAATGGCGGTTGACCAAGATTATTTTATTCCTGTTAGAGATCCAGCAGCATCAAATCCTATAGAAACATTGGCAGGTGCTGCAAACATGGCAGAAATTGCAGATATCGAATATATTCAAAAGAAATTAGTTACAGCATTAAGAATACCTAAGGCTTATTTAGGTTTTGAAGAAGCGGTTGGTGATGGTAAAAATTTATCATTATTAGATATTAGATTTGCAAGAACAATTAATAGAATACAAAAATCTATGATTGCAGAATTAAATAAAATTGCAATTATACATTTATTTTTATTAGGATTTGAAGATGAATTAACAAACTTTACATTATCATTAAATAACCCATCCAAACAAGGTGAATTATTGTCATTAGAGATTTGGAAAGAAAAAATAACACTATATAAAGATGCGACCGCAGAGATTGCAAAATCATTATCACCTGTTTCAGCATCTTGGGCTAAAAAACATATATTAGGATTTTCGGATGAAGAAATCAGATTAGATGTTCAACAACAAAGAGTCGAGCGAGCAGTTTATGCTGAGTTAGAAAAAACTGCAGAAGTTATTACAAAAACAGGTTTATTTGATAATATCGACAAACTTTATGGTAAAAAAGAGGGTGAACCTGCGGGAGATGCCGCCGCAGCAGGTGCACCACCTGAAGGAGGGGCACCACCACCACCTGAATCAGGAGAAGAAGCACCACCACCACCTGCAATGCCAACAGAAAGATTAGTTAGAAAAGATTTAGATTTATTATTAGAAGAAACCTTAATTAGTGGTTCTGACTACATGGATTTATCTAAAGGAAGACTATCTTTGGACTTAATTGATAAAAAATTGAAAGATTTAATCGATAAGTAATATTTATATATAAAAAATATTATGAGTACTTTTGGGAACATCAAAACAAACATAGAAAATACTGCGGTAGAATTGGCTAAAAAATCAAGTTTTAAAAGATTTATTAGTGAATTCAATTGGTTAGTTTTAAAAAATAAAGACCTTTCTGAGTTATACTACATTTATGATGATTTATCATCTAAAAACGGAATATCGGAAGACATTGCAAATGAATACATCAATGAATCTATAGAATATTCACAAATATTAATAGAAAATCAAACAAGAAACATTAACCAATTAAATCTTTGGATTAACTCTTGGAATGAATCAATAGAAAATAATTACTCAGACATAGACAATGCAATTTATAAAAATGGGATAAAAAATTTAGAGTCAATTTTAGAATCCAAAAAAAATATTAAAAATATTATAACAAAAGAAGAAAAAATAAAAAACATTACTAAAAGTGTAAAAATACCAATTTCTTCTATGGTGAAAATTGCTAACCAAAATTTAAAAAAGGAAGTTGAAAATTTAAATGAAAACGATAAAAAAGAATTACAAGAAGTTTTAAATTTAACTAACGAGGATTTAAAAGAAAATTTCAATAACTTGAAAAAAGTGGTGTTGGAAAATTTGAAAGGGTCTATTAACGAATCAACTGATAGTGATTTACAAAACACCATAAATGAAACAATTAATAAGATTAAGGAATCTAAATGTAGTCATTATGATTATTATAAATTAAAAAAATTAAATTCAGGATTATGATAAAATTTTTCAAATCATTACTCGGTTCGGGCACCCAAACACTTTCTTCAAAAAGATTTACAGGAATTATTTGTGTTATTTCGTTAGTTATTGCACTATTTGTTTCTATGTTTTCTGGAGGTAAATATTGTGCTAACGACGGATTGGTTGAGGTAGTTGGTTTATTAGCATTCGGGTCTTTGGGATTAACCTCAACAGAGTCTATTTTTGGAAAAAAATACGACAGTGATAAAAATCAAGAATCCAATTGATTCTTTTGTTTATATTTTGCTTTTTTAATCTGAGCCCTTCTTTTTACGGAGGGTTTTTTATATTCTTGTCTTTCTTGTAGTTTTTGAATTTGTTTAGTTTTATATATTTTAAATTTATATAACTTTAAGGCCTGCTCAATCGACTTTTCATTTTTTACTTCAACTATAATCATAAATTTTTTTGGTTTGAAATATAAATATAAGTAATTTTTCAAATTTTGACAACATATAAAAATTTTATTATAATTGTAAAAAACATAAACTTGTAAGGTATGAAAAATGAAAAAAGGAAAAACATCAAAATTAAACATTTTTGATGATGCAAAATGTCACTACGGAACAGTGGACTCAAAAGAATTAAGATCACTGTATATAGTATTACAAACATGGGTAGAACCAATAGTCGATGGGGAAAATTGGACAAAAATAACAGGATTAATTAAAAGACAAATTTTACACACATTATTGGAAGTCGTTGATTTTACAACTTTTGAAAAAAAACAAATAGTTGATTTAGATTTAAGAACAAGCGGAATCCAAAGAAACAAAAAAAGTTTTTTAAACTTAGAAATTACATTATTTGTTCATAATAATAAAACAGATTTTAAATCACTAATTTTACGTTCAAAATTAAAAAAAATCATATCATCAGTATATCATGATGATTTAAAAAAATCAAAGTATTTTACTTTAAGCCTTACAAAAAATAAAGAAACACAATTAATATAATATTTATCATAAAAAACATTATGAAAATATTAGGACCAAATGATACAGGTAAGGGCATCCTTGTCGAATGGGATGCCGGAGTTATTAACCCACATGAATATAGAAACAGGCAAGTAATAAAAGAATCTTACGGTCAGTTAGACTATTCTAAACCCTTTGTTTTTTATGCAACTTTACAAAAATACGGTGTTCCAAATAGAAACGGGAGAATATACCCAAAAAAAATTCTTGAAAGGGAAGCAGAAAAATATAAGGAAATGATTAATCGCGGTATGTCGATATCCGAACTTAACCACCCTGAATCTTCACTTATTGATTTAGATAGGGTTGCACATCTCATAACCGACGTATGGTGGGAAGATAATATATTAATGGGTAAAATTAAATTATTAACTTCACCAGGCTTTCATGAAAGAGGTATTATTTCATCTAAAGGCGATGTTGCGGCAAATATGATGAGACAAGGTGTAACTATGGGGGTCTCTTCTCGTGGTGTCGGATCACTAGTCAAAAAAGGGGAACAAAATGAAGTTCAGGATGACTTTGAATTGATTTGTTTTGACTTAGTTTCTTCTCCGTCAACACCTGGAGCATATCTTTATTTAAATAAAGAAGATAGACCAAAATATGAAGAAAAACTTACTGAGCACGAAAATATAGAAATTTCATCAAATCCTTTAGGTAAATCTGTTGACTTAATGAGAAGATTATCCGATTATTTGGATAAATAAAAAAATTGAATTATGGATGAAAAATATTTTGTAGCAAGAGTAACAACCGATATGGTCGATGAAAACACAGGAAAAGTCAAAAAAATTAAAGAAGAAAAATTGGTTAGAGCCTTTTCACCAACAGACGTTGAAGCAAAAATCACAAAGGCTTATGAAACTTACAAAATGGATTGGAGAATTACTGCGGTTGTAGAAAGTAAAATTGATGAAGTAATCGAATAAAAAAACTAAAAAAAATATAAATTGTTTTTCGAGGTGACCTTACAGTCACCTTTTTTATTTTATTCTATTTTTTCTAAACCCCTAACTTTTTACAACATTGATATATTTATTGATAAATAAACGATTAGCGTAATGCAAATTTATTGAAGAACATGGAAAATAGTAAATCGATAGTTGAAAACACTTTATTACAAATTAAAGCGGTTGAAGATGCTATCAGCGAAAACGCAAAAGGAATACTTGCTTCAACAATGAAGGAAGAAATCAGCGAACTTGTAAGAGAATCATTAGGTTCTAAAAAAAGAAAAATTCGCGAACAAGAAGAAAACGAACCTGAAGCAGAAGTAGATGCTGAGGTTGAAACTGAAGAGGATCCGGAAGGAACAGAAGAACCTGAAGTTGATGTCGATGTCGATGTTGATGATGAGGGTGAAGAGCCTATGATGGGTCAAGAACCTGTGATGGGTGATAATGAGATGCCTCCGTTAGATATGACATCTGCACCTATGAGTGACGTACTTAAAGTATTTAAAGCGATGGGTGATCAAGATGGTATTATTGTTGCCAAAGATGAAGACGATTTTTATCTTAAAGATGGTGAAAATGAATATATTATAAGAACGGGAGCCGATGAAACAAATACTCAAACACAAATGGGACAAACGATGGCAGAGAGTGTTTTGTATGAATTAGTTTTGAATGAAGATTCAGTACCTCAAGCAGATTTTAATGAAGATTTAGATACGTTTGGAAGTGATTTTGAAAATTTAGAAACTCACATAGAAGAAGACGATTCAATTTATGAATTAAATTTTAATGAGGGTGAAACTTACGAAGAAGTAGATGGCGTTTCTTGGTACGAGGATTTAGGCGAAGAAGAATACAACGAACAAAAACGAGATTCTATGATGTCTGAACAACCTAATGTTCCACCTACATACGAAGTCGATATGGACGAATTAGCAAATGTAATGGAATCGTTCAAGGATAAAGGAATTGGGGTGGGTAAAGCTAAATTTTCTTACGAAAAACAAAAGGGAGGTTTTAAAGAAGACAAAAAATATGCTGGAAAAACATCATCTAAAGGTCCTAAATTTAATTACCCTAAAATCAAACATGGAGTTACTGAAACTGAAATGGATGAGGAGGAATTCGAAGGATGGGACAGAGAAGAAAACGAGGGTATGATGATGGAACCTAAAGAAGCATCAAGAACTATGACATATAGAAGGAGAGCTGAAAGAGGTAGAGTGACCGCACCTAAACAAGTAAGAAAAGAGTCAGTAGATGTTGAATTAAATTTATTGAGAGAGAAAAATGAAGAATATAAAAAGGCTTTAGATTTCTTTAGAACTAAATTAAATGAAGTTGCGGTCTTTAATTCAAACTTAGCATATTCCACAAGATTGTTCACAGAACATTCAACTACAAAACAAGAAAAAATAAATATTTTAAGAAGATTTGACGGAGTTGAGTCTTTGAAAGAATCAAAAAACCTTTACCAATCAATTAAAAAAGAATTAGATGGAAATACTAATGTTGGTGTTGTGACTGAATCTATACAGAGAAAAGTTGTTAAAACACCACAAACAGGTTCCGCAGCTAATTTAATTGAAAGTAAAACTTATGAGAATCCACAATTCTTGAGAATGAAGGATTTGATGACAAAAATTAAATAAAAATAAACTTTTTTAAAAAACTGTATATTTATATACATAAAATAAAAAAAATAAACTCTAATTAAAAATAAAAAAATGGGAGCATTATTAGAATCAGGTCTTGTTGGTAACATAGGTTTGAAACACCTTAAAGTTATCAAAGAAGATACAATTAACAAATGGGATAGATTAGGATTCCTAGACGGTCTTAAAGGACACGTTAAAGAGAACATGGCACAATTATATGAAAATCAAGCATCTCACCTAATTAACGAAGCGGCTGCGACTGATAGCTCAGGTTCATTTGAAACTGTAGTTTTCCCAATCGTAAGACGCGTATTTTCTAAATTATTGGCTAATGATTTAGTATCAGTACAAGCAATGAACTTACCTATCGGTAAATTGTTCTACTTCGTACCTAAAATTCAAAGTTATCAAGCGGCAGGATCAAACTCTATTGATCATTATCCACCAATCGGCGGACCAACTTCTCCAAATTCAGATCCTACTCAAGGGTACACTGACGGAAGTAAAAACCTTTATGATAGATTTTACGAAGGAAATGAAGCCGGATTAGATCCTGCAGGTCTTTTCGATTATTCAAAAGGTTCTTATACTGCTATTACTTCAACCGCAGTACAAACAGTTGCATGGTCTAACGGTTCTTTAGTACAATCAGGATACACAACAGGTGAATATAGAAAAGTTCTTTTAGCACTTTCAGGATTTTCTTCAGCAGGTGCTGGAAAACTTATCGGACCTGATGGTCAAGAAATGGATAACGAAGCGTTCCTTTCAGACTTAACTATCAACGCTGTAAGTTCTGGGGCGTTCTCAGGAGCTGGTTCAGGTAACCTATTATTTAGAGTAGTAACTCAAAAATATGGTAAAGGTATCGTACAATATGGTTCTCAAGCAACTACAACATGGTCTTCAACAGGTAATGGAGGATCTTATGATGATATTTGTGACCAAGCAGGTATTATCTACTTAGAAGTTGATTTACAAGTTCCTTGTTCAATCGGAGCAAACTCTTTAGATGGTTACTCAGGTTTAACTACAACTGTCGCTGGTACAACAACTGCAGGTTCTCAATTTGAAGCAACTTATAGAAGATACAAAGAATTGGAATTTGAAGACAAAATTGGTGAAGTTTCTTTTGACCTTGAGTCAGTTACTGTTTCTGTTACAGAAAGAAAACTAAGAGCGCAATGGTCACCTGAATTGGCACAAGACGTTTCTGCATTCCATAACATCGACGCTGAGGCTGAATTAACAGCTTTATTGTCTGAACAAGTGGCAGCAGAAATCGATAGAGAAATCTTGAGAGACCTTAGAAAAGGAGCAGCTTGGAACCTAAGATGGGATTACAACGGATGGAAAAGAGGTACTGCTTCTAACCCATTAACTCAATACACACAAAAAGATTGGAATCAAACTTTGATTACAGCAATCAACCAAATTTCAGCACAAATCCACAAGTCTACATTAAGAGGTGGAGCTAACTGGATTGTTGTTTCTTCTGAGATTTCTGCAATCTTTGATGATTTAGAATACTTCCACGTATCTAACGCGTCTCCTGAGCAAGATCAATACAATATGGGTATTGAAAGAGTTGGTACATTGGCAGGAAGATACCAAGTGTATAGAGACCCTTACTTCCCACCAAATACAGTATTGTTGGGTCACAAAGGTTCTTCATTGTTAGACACAGGGTACGTTTACGCACCGTATGTTCCTCTACAATTGACACCTACTATGTATAACCCATTCAACTTCACGCCTATCAAAGGTATTATGACCAGATACGCTAAGAAGATGGTAAATAATCGCTTCTACGGACGAATTACCGTTGATGGTGTTAGAACGTTTGATTTAAGAGAATTGAGATAATCAAAATCTTAAAATAACCTACAAAGGAGACAAGATATTGTCTCCTTTTTTATTTTTTTATATTTACTATATGTTTTTTGGTAAAATGTATTATATTTATAATTATGAAGAAAATAGAACTAATTAAAGAAGAAATAGATAAAATTTTAAAAATGTATAATGAAGAATTATTTGGTTCTCACACTATTTCACAAAAAACGGGCATTAGTAAGCCAACAATCTTAAAGATTTTAAAAGAAAATGGTGTTATTATGGGCCCATCAGGTAGAAGAAATATTGGGGGTAAAAAAGTTGCAGATAAAAAATGGAGGGACAAAAATAAAGATTATATGTGTAATAAATCCAAAAATTGGTACGAACAAAACAAAGAACACAGAAAACAATATTTAAAAGAATACCGTGAAAAAAACATAGACAAAATTCGTGAAACAAAAAAAAACTACGAAAAAATACGTAAAGCGACTGATCCAATTTATAAACTAATATCCAACTTCAGAACGGCAATCTATCAAGTATTAAAAGAAAACAAAGTCCAAAAAAAAGGACACTATTTTGACATACTTAAATATTCGCCAGAAAACTTAGTAGGACATTTAGAAAGTAAATTTAAAGATAATATGACTTGGGACAATTATGGTGAATGGCACGTAGACCATATAAAACCAATATCATCGTTTCAAATAACAGAAATTGGTGATAAAGAATTTATGTCTTGTTGGTCGTTAGACAACCTTCAACCATTGTGGAATAATGATAATATCCGAAAATCAAATAAATTATAATAAAATTAATGTGAATGAATAGATGGGATATGTTTGAAAGGTTGTTTACATCGGTAATTGCGGTAGCTCAACCTTTCATCATTTATTTCCTATACGGTGACAATCAAGCAATATCTAGAGTATGGGACACACCATTACAACCTTTATTTATTATCACAAACGCACTTGTTAGTTTTTTCTTTTTCAAATTACCAAAATGGAGAATACCCGCAACACTACTACTTCTTTTAACTTCTTTTTCTGTTACTGACCATTTTATATTACATAATATTTTTGCAATACTATTTTTTATTTTCTCTGCAGTTTCTTTATGGAGTATAAAAAAGTTTAGATATTATTTTTTTATATTTTTAATGTCTGCAATTTTTTTATTTGACGGATTATTTTGGGCTGAGACTTGTGGTATAATATCATTAGTATTTTATCATACACATTTGACCATATATAGATATTTATTAGAAAAAAAAAGATGAACGTCAATAGAATAGTTAAAGGTATAATAAATGAATTAACCTCATCAAGGTATGGTGGTTATTATAATGGACCACTAACTATGGGTGAAGTTTATTGGGACAAAGAAGAGTTGGGTCCATTTACTAAAAAAGTTTCAGATTTTTTTAATTCGGATTTAGAGTATGATAGTTATGACGGTGCAATGGATTCACATAAAAAAAACTCTAAAAAATTAGAGTCAAAATCACGTAAAATTTCAAAATACAATAAAACACACAAACAACTTAGTGACGAAGAAGGCGGAATAGTCAATCAAACACCGGGTAAGGGTAAAAGAATTGTTCCGGTTAACGAATGGGTTAATTTAAACAACATACCATTAAATGAAGATTTGGCCGTTTGGTTTGGTAAAAAGAAAAAACCCAAAGGTTCAAAACAACCAAAAGGACCTTGGGTTGATATTTGTAGAAAAGTTGACGGTAAACATCCACCTTGTGGTAGGTCTGACGCGAGTACTGGATCATATCCTAAATGTAGAGCGGCAGGAGTTGCCAGTAAAATGTCTGATTCACAAAAAAGATCGGCTTGTCAACAAAAAAGAAGAGCGGAAAAAAAAGATACACAATCAGGAAAAGGACAAAAACCTGTGATGACATCTTACAAACCGAAAAAGACCCAAAAAGAATCCATAGATATTATTGTAAGAAATATTTTATCAAGTCTTTAACAATAAGCCCCTGAACAATGTTTTTTACCATCTAAACCTTTAATTTTTCCTTTACATACTTGAACGGCATAACCATTTGCATAGGCGCTCGGGTACACATCAAATTTTGCTTTAGCTGCCGATTTACCTCTAGCACAAAGTTTAGTTCCTGTTTTTTTACGACCTTCTTCAATCATGTCCTCATCTTCCTCTTCTTCGTATTCATTTTCACCTTCTATTTCGTTTTTTAAAAAATCGAAAACTTGATCCATATTATTTTTTGCTTCAGCAATATGGTCTTGCGCCCAATCATGACCATCATCTAAAATAGATTCAATTTCATCTTGATCCATGTCCAATAACATCTCACACTGCCTTTTAATTTGTTCTAAATTTGAAAAGAACATGTATCTACTTGAGTGTTTTTTTTCTTCTTCTCTTAGCACTTTTCTAATAATTTGATTTATATTCATATCACATTTTATTTACTATTTGGAACTGAAGTTCCCTTTTATATGTATCCACATTTTTATCTGTGTTAACTTTAATATCCACATAATACTCGTTTGGTATTTTATCTCTCGTGTCAAATACAAAATAATACCCGTCAGGTGTTTTATTAACCTTTGTCCATTCTTGAACTTGTACTTCGGTATTTGCGCCTTCTTTGACGTATATACGATAATAAACGTCAACACTTTCTAAAACTTGAGATGAGGTGTAGGCCTGTTTAATAGTCAAATTAACTTTTCTAATATCGGTATTTAATACTTTTTCATTTTGTTTAATCCCACCTACATTGAACCCGAATATTTTAGGTTTACTCGTTGTAGTCCCTATCTGGTAATTACCGTTTGTTTTCAAAACTGCAAATTCATTTTCTACATCATCCAATGATGTACCGTTAATTGATAACCCTCCCCAAACGTCATTAAACAAACAAGGAATACTATCTGAAGTTAAATTATTAACATTAACTTTGTATACTCCTTTTGTGACTAAACATGTGGTAAGTGCGGTAAATCCACTAATCTCATCACCATTAGAATCTAATATATCTACTGTGGGTAATGAGTCCAAATTTATTGGATTTCCGTTTTCATAAACGTATAAATATAAATTATTATTTGAATTGGCGTAAAAACTATTTCTATCATCATTTATATAATCATCATATGTTGTTTCTAAAAAGGGTTCATAAAATGTTTGGGTGTGAGGAGAGAAAAAACCAACAGAGTAATTTTCTGTTAGACCTGAAATATTTTCAACTTCAGGATAAAATGCAATACCCCATCCTGTAACCCCCGTAGTACCACCACTTAATATTGAATTTATTTCATTTGTCATATCGAACTCAATATCTTCATCACCAAATTCAAAATGTTGTGTATCTACAATTGTAAGTGCCGAGTAATTAACACCACTCCCTGTTACGGAATTTTCATTATTATAAATACCGTTAGTTGACCACCCACTTATTGTTGTTCTTTCAAACCAGTTTGAAGGTCTTTGGGAAAAAGATCTATCATTCAAGTTAGTTACACCGAAATCATAATAATCGTAACCAACACCCGAATCCCAATTTTGTGGATTTCCTGTCGATCCTGAAGTTTTAGGTATTCTAAATAAAATTAAATCAAATGAAGTTGCTCTTCTTCTTCCTTGTGAAGTTTTATCATTGAATAACTCTTTATCAAAAAAAGAAGTATTTTTCATTTTTAAAGAGTGAGTTAAACCACTATAACCATTACAACTAAGGGATATTGTATTGTCTGTTATTTTTTCATTCAAAATTGTTAAATCAATATTGAAAATATAACGACTATACCCCAAAGGAACTGCAACGTTATCAACCCTACCATAAAATAATTCAACAATGGGATTTCTTCCCGTGTTAGTGTAGGAATTGTCTATTAATGTGTTAGATTTATTAAAATAGGATCTATGTATTGACATTCAAGTATTTTTATTATAAATACTTAGTTAATCCGAATATTACTATTTAAAACTTTTTGATATGCTTCTTGCATTTTTTTTAATACATCATCTGTTGAAATACTTGAAGACCTACATATAGGACTTGGTGGTAACATCGGATATGGGTGATCGTGAGTTATTAAAAAGTTTACAATTAATTGTAATAGTTCCATCAATTCCTCACCCCTAACTGTTGATGATGTATTTGGTGAAATTATATCATTAAAAGTATTACCCGTTATTCCATAAATCGTACCATTCAAATTTATCGGGTCTTTACCTGGTATTGTACTTTTATGACTCAATAAAAATAATTGGTCTGCACCTAAAGTAGCTACCGTATTATCTCCTTTTACCACCGTGGCGGGTACTACAATTTCTTGTACTTTATTAAAAGGCTCAGGTTGTTTGAAATTTTTATAAACATCACCATAACCGGGTGTTAAATCTGTTGCTGTTACAATTGTTGAGTTTATTAATCTCGACATATTATCAACAGATATTAAATCAATATTACCCGATAGATTTGATAATACATTTCTTATTTGTTCACCAGGTCTATAATAAAAAGGAAATTGTTGATCTTTTTGTATATTACAAAAAGTAGGATCATCGTGAAACTTTCTTACTGTACCAACTATTAATTGAACAAATTCTTCAAATGTTTTTGCTTGTATGTTCAAATTATATACAATACCATATGTGCTTTGTCCCGATAATTTGGTGTCATAATCGAAAAAACCAACTTGAGTCTCAAAAGAGTTGTTTGAGGGTAATTGAATTATTCTAACTCCTCCACTGAAAACATCTACTTGGGTGTTCATGGTTGTACAATAATATTCTATTAAAAATTTTAATTGATCTTTTCTATCTACCAATTTAGTAAAAGATTGTGGTTCTCCGTATTTTACTGTGTCGGTTAATTTAGAAAGTTGTAAAAACGCTCTGTTATTATTAATTACAGGTATTTCACCCCTCTGATAATCAAAATGTTTACCAGACCTTAATAATACATCATTTTGTTTGATTATTAAATCAGAATTACCCCTACCATTTATTGATATATCTATTGGTTCAGAAAATACACCAGACTTAGATGGGTCTTTATAAGTTCCGTCAATGTTTTTAATATTTGGGACACTTATTGGTGAATTTTCATATCCGTCATCTAAATGTATTTTTGATGATCTAAAATCTTCACCTCCGATATACAAAGGGGAAGAGAAAGGTGCAGACATGTAAAACTTATTTCTACCCGTTGTTCTTTTTCTATCAAAGTAAAAAATCATCACCCTATCTCCTGGTTTTGGTACTTGATTGATAAAATAAGGTAAAAACGGTAAATGAACCCAAGGATCTTTAGGTGACCAATTCCCAATTGTTTCCTTATCGGAATCAGGTTCCCATCCACTTTTTTTTGCAGACTTTTCTATTTGTTCAATATTTTTTAGATTGATTGGTTTTATCCTTGCTCTACCTAACATTAAAGGGTCTTCATTATTAACACAAACCCCCCAGTAGAAGTTTTGTGTCATATCTTGTGAAAACGAATCTGTGGTTTGTATTTCTCCTTTAGACATTTTTTGTTCTATTATTTATTTCATCCAATAATTTATTATAACTACTTTCTGTCGAATCTAAATGGTGTGTTAATTTCATAATTAAAGATTTAGTCTTTTCGAAGTCTTCAGATAGAAATTTTAAAGCACTCGTTAAATCTTTATTAGATTTATTTTTATAATTTTTTATAATCTCAATTAGTTCTTTCGTTTTCATATTAATAAGATTTTCCCCATCCTTTTGTTGGTTGGGTAGTCCCCGGTCCGGCACCAAATGGTGGTACAATTACTTTCAATGGCGGTATTAGAATTTCAGTTCTACCATTTTGTTTATTTTCTTTACTTTGTCCCTTTATTTTAGATTTAGTAAACAAATTCATTAAATTTGGTGTTCCGTCAGGATTATCGTCTGTTGGTAATCCTGCGTTTTGTAAATTCTCTATTACATTAGCATAACTTCTTGTGTCAGACGCTCCACCCAAAAATTGTGCACCAGCTAGTGCAAATAACGGTAACCCTAAATTAAACTGACTGAGACCCAAATTTAGTAATTTTAATAATTCATCTAAAACACTTTTACAGTTTCTGTAATCAATCACTGCCTGACCAACAACAAAAAGAATGTAAACTATATTTGCATACATTGAAAGTTGTGTATCTTTTGCTTCTTTTGCAATATCTAAAAGGATACTCTCAACTAAAAGTTTAATATTTTTCTTAACTAAAGAAAAAATTTGTTCTATGAAAATGGCAATAACTCTTCTTATAAAACATAGAAGAAATTTTTTAAATTTTTTAAAAAAATCAGTTACGTCCTCAAATAATTCGTTTAAAAATGCAGAACCATTAGAAATTATCGCCTTTATCATTATTATAAACCCTAACATTACTTTTGGTGTTAAAATTGCTTTAACTAAATTTGCCGGTAAGTTCAAAAGAAATTCTAATAATAATGATTCGTTAATATCTATATTTGGTCCTAAAAGTTGTTGCCATTTTGGATCTTCAGAGATGGAATCAATACCTTCAAAGAATTTATTTATTTTTTCTTGTGCCTTATTTTCTTTAATTACGTCGTCTAAAATTTGTGTGGTTGCCTGTACATTGACAGGTAAATTAACCTCATCGCAATCTTTAAATGTTACTAAACCATTAACTTTTAGTTCTGTTTTAAAATCAATTTCTAATAAATCTTGTGGCGAAAGCTCAAAAAAAGAATCATCGATTAAATCCAAATCACTTAATTTACCACTACCAGATATATCTATTTTTTTTGACGGATCAGAACAAATACCCATTAATCTTTTAACAAATTTTATAAATTTTTCAAGATCACTTAATTCATCTGCTGGTGTGTTTAACCCTATTTGTATTGCTCCCATAAGTTGGGACATAATGGATTGTATTAATCCGTTTAAATCAAATATTTCAATACTACCAAAATAATCTCTTAAAAAATCACTAATTTTTGTTCGATTTAATGATTGATTTAATAATGTTATTTTAAAATAATCATCATATTCTGTTAAGTTAGTAGTCGGGTTTGTATATTGGTTTACATATTGTATGTCAAAAAGTTGAGCCCCTGATGATCCAATATATGATTGTCCATACTGTTGTTGAAATGATTGTGGAGAAATTAATCTATTATAAAGTTCTCTATTCATTGAATAAGGAACTTGACCATTTTGAGTGGTTTCAAACTCATACATATATTTACCATATTGATCATCAGGAGAAATCTTTAAAATTTTAAACAAGTCTAAATGTTTTAATTTTATATAGATGGGTATATTTACCATATCTTGGTACGATTGTTCTTCAGAACAACCAATAGTGTCAGTAATACATTCTATAAAAATATCAGTGAATTTTGCTTTAGTATTTTCTACCGCCAATAAAAAAATATTACCTAAAATTTTACTTGTCTTTAGGTTTCCTATTCTTCCTGATTTATTTTTGGATTTTTTTCTTGAATTTTCTCCTGACTTTTCTCCATAACCTATAGTTGTTTTATATAAATCAATTAATGATTCATAAAGACCTGGTTCTTCAGAACTTCTTTTTTTATTTTTATTTTTTTGTAAATCTTTTAATTTTTTCTTAACGTCTTTACTGGTCAATGTATTTTTTTCTTTTGTTTGATCCTTCTTTCTTTTTTTTTCTGATTGATTATTTTGCACAACGGTTTTGTAAGCGGAAACCTTACTTTTTATGTTATCTAAATCATTTTTATTATCCAATCCCATAATTAAATTTTGTAACCATCGCTAAACGAATCTTTATTTAAATCTTTTTGTATCAAAGTCTGTAATAAACTATCATCAACATCAGATAAAGAAAAATCAGAATCTTTATCACTGTTTTGAGATTTTTCCCAAATTGAGGATTGTAGTTTTGATAAACTCAACTTTTTTTCTATTGTGTCGTTAATTATTTTTTGTTGTTCCTTTATAACGGGACCAATTAATGTCATGTCTTCGGCCTCTTTAAGCATTGACAACATTTTGTTTTGAATTCGTAATGCGGTAGATCTTTGCTCAACCAACTCATTATAAATTTCTTGCATTAAAGAAAGTACAGAATCTTTATTTAACGATATCTCTTTTTTTCTATTTCTATTCATAATTAATAAATATTTTAATACTGATTATTTATTTTTCTGACAGTTTCAATATATAATGTTTTGTATTTTTTTAAATAAATTCTTATTTCTTTTGTGTTAAGATTTGTCATTTCTCTCAAAGTTAAAAGAACAACATTCTTGTTGAACTTATTATTATCATTACCAATAAAAATATTTCCATAGTTGTCAAATAAATCAATAAGTGCAACCCCTAATTTTGATTCGTTTTCATTTAGTCTTGAATCTTCTACATAATTTTTTAAATCAATCAAAAACAATTCAATTATTTTTTCTGCGCCTATTTTTTCGAATTCCATATAATATACCATATCAGGTCTATTTTCTAAACTGGCTGAAATATCCTCATATGAAATTTTTCTGTTCATATCTTTTTGGTCTTTTTGGATTTGCCCCATTAAATAATTTTTGCAAATGGTACCAAAATATGAATATGCTTTTTTGTTTTTTGCCGGTCTAAATTTATCCACTTTAGTCATAAGAAAAGAATGTGTGTCTGTGTGGATGTCTTTATAATCCATATCTTTTCTATATAACTTATACCTTCTGATTATAGATTCTATCATCTTATCTAAAGGGTCTCTAAGAAATTCATTATATATTTCTTCTTTTTCTTCACGAGATTCGGCGGTGATGTATTTTTTCACCGCCTCTTCTTCACGGACATCAAAATAATTTGTTTTTTTTACCGTCTTTTGCTTTTCGATGCTGTTTTCATCATGGTTTAACTGCATTAAACATCTTGTGGTTCATATTTTATGTTTCTATCAGATGTAAAAAAATGTTCTTTTTTTGCTACATCTAACCAAAAGGTTATTTCATTATCAGAAATCTTTTCTTGACCAAATTTATAATTCCAAAAAATAGAACCTTCTCTCATGTTTGTATGTTTATAACCAATTCTAGGAATTGTCATAATTTTAATAGAATTGTAAGTTAATCTCAATAAAAACTCATACACAAAAGTAAGTTTTATTGATGGTTTGAATCCTCCATTATTTTCGAAAATTGATTTTTTTAAAACCATACCTGATGATTGAAAATTTTGGTATGTTAATAACACATCATTTGTTAAATAACCCATTTCGGTATTTAAACTTACTGCAAATGTGGCTTCATTAGTAAACCCCGCAAAAAGCCCTTTTTCATCAGTGTCTACAACTAAGGGTAAAAAGGCTTCGACTTCAGGGTATGACTCTGTAAATCTTTTTACATTTTTGAACCATATTGATGAGTACTCATCATCAAACTCTAAAATAGATACCCATTTACTCTTTGCGTTTTTAACTCCCATATTAACTTGGGTTGCGAAATCTTTTGATCCACTATTTTCAACTAAACTAACACTTAGGTTACCAAAATCATAGTTTTTTAAAATATTAACAAGACTTTCTTCTTGTGTGTGTACAATTACCAACTCATTAATGTCTACCGTTTGGTTTTGTAACGATTTGATTGATCTTTCTAACAGTTCTTCAAATGATCTGTGTTTTGAAGACTCAATAGGTAAAATTACCGATACGTCTAATTTTTGTTTTTCTTCCATGTTATTTTTCTTCTGATATTTTAAGTTTATCTAATTGTTCTGTGAACAAATCATGTCTAGTTTCAAAGTAATCGTTAAATGTATTTATAACCTGATCTTCAAAAACTTCTTTTTTATTATAATTGGATGATGTTTTTTGCATTTCAATATATAGTTCATCATTAATATTATCTTCTAACCAGTTTTGTGTGAAATTTGCAGCAACATCAACAATGTCATTAAATTCTTGTGTCCACACACCATTCATATCACTCATCCATTCTGGTTTTAGTGCTGGTATTTTACCAATTACAGGTGTATTAGATGACATAGACTCTAATGGGTATGTACCAAAACCTGACTCATAATCTACCCAAATCGATAAATAAGATTCTTTTAAAAATTTAGCAAAATCCTCCTGTTTAATACCTCTCATGTCCCTAAAAGTAATCCATCTATATTGTGGGTATTTTAAATAAAAAGTTTTGATTATTTTTGCAGTATCCCTTTGTTCTCTCGTGTGTATTGCGATAATTGGTTTGGAAGGTTTTTCTTTTTTTGTAAAGAATTCGCTGATGTATGGCTCAATAATGTCATAACTAACTCCTCTCATTATTTCTGACAAATGTTTTTTTTGTGTTTCGTTTGTTGTAATACATTTAATAAATCCATATTGAGACCAAGAAACGCCAGGAGGTAATGTTTCTAACATGTGGTCATACGCTTGACATAAAACAATTTTTCCACAAGGAAAACTTTTTAATTGGTCCATAACATGTCCATAAATTTCAGGAATAACAATGAAATCTTCGGGTGAAATAGCCAAATTCTGACCTTCAATTGGTTGGTGAGGTAACTCCATGTACTTAGGATCTAACCATTCTGAAACACCTTTGTAGTCGTTGGCTTCATGAATAATAATAGAATTATATCCATTATTTTTCAAAGTTAATGCTATGTCATAGATATATTTAATAGACGCCTTGGGATTACCTTTAGTGTCTTGAACTAAAAAATATAATCTTGCATTTTTGTTTTTTAAGTTTTCAATTGATTTCTCAATTTTTTCTAATTTTTCTAATTCCATTTTTTAAAACTTTTTAAGTATTTTATTTATTAATAGAGTATTGAATGATATCTTGAAAGGTATGGTTAAGTTTTTTGATCCATGTAACCCCAAACTTTCATCCAAGTCTTCTCTTTCTGTTAATATTACCTCGATCAAACTTTTAAAAGTTTCAAATCTTGTAACGCTTATTTGTTGTTCAGGTGTTTCTGTTTCTCCTGAGACAACGGGTAATACTGATTTTTCATAACTAACTTGCTTTTCTAATTCATCAATATCAATGTAATAATTTTCTCCTAAAAATTCTAACATATTTATAATTTTTTTAACACTTCGTCAAATTCTTTCAATGTATTTATTTCATATTCACAATCGACACTTTTATTGTAATTCGTATTATATTTGATAACAATTTTACCTTTCGGTTTTTCTAATAATAAGATAGGATTTGCCGTAAGTAAAATATCAATTTCATCCCACATTGAATTTATTGTTGAATTTGAGTAAAATTTAACCTTTTCCAATAGGCATCCGAACTTAGATAAGAAAAATAAAGATGCTGGTTTTGATTTACCCATCTCGTCAGAAACAATCAATAATTCATTATTATCTCTATATTTTAAATAAATTTCATTAAGATCATTAAAAGTAAAAGTTTCAGTAGAACCCGCATGACCAAAAATTTGCATAGCAAAATCTTCATACATAAATTCGTATAATTCATTTTCATCAATAAATTTGAAGTGATCTATTAAATTTAATGTTGTAACATCACTTAAAATTTTATATTCAAACTCTTCAGGTGTTGATATCTCTTCGGTATTTCCCGATATGTCTAACTCAAAAGTTTTACTATCGTCATTTTTTTCTTCAATCATATGTTTTTCATATAATTGAGTAAACTTACCAATAGTGTCCCTTAACACTCCATTAATTTCAATCCCTATTCTCTTCATATTTTTTTAATATTCTACTAATTAGTGGATTCCTTACCACATCCTCATCCCTAAACTCAAATACCCCTACATCATTTACATCATTAAACTTTCTAATTGCGTCATAAAGACCTGATTGTTTTTTGTCTTTATAACGGTCAGTTTGTTCAATGTCTCCTGATATAAAGAATTTACTATTGAAACCTATTCTTGTCAATAGTAATTTCATCTGATTTGGGCTTGAGTTTTGCGCTTCCTCAAATATTAAAATTGTATTATCTATATTCATTCCTCTCATATATGCTAAAGCAAATACCTCAATAATTTCAGCGTCCTTTAATTTTTCTCTTGCATCTTTACCTATAATTTTGTTTAATAGATAATAAGATGGGAAAATGTATGGATCTAATTTTTCTTCTAAATTACCGGGTAATGAACCAAGTTTTTCTTCTGCCTCAACTGCTGGTCTAACAATAACAAGTTTTTCATAATGATTGGTTGGGTCCATTAATAAATCTACGGCAGCTTTCATTGCTATATATGATTTACCAACACCAGCAGGTCCTGAACAAATAGTTATTTGATTATTTTTTAAAAGGTTATAATAATGTTCTTGATTCTCTGTAAGAAATTTATTTTTTACTTTTTTTTTGATAACTGAATTTATAAAATCTTTTCTTGAAAAGGGTTTGGATTCTTGTTCTTCAGATTGTTGTTGTGGTTTTTTTCTTGTCATATTATTTTCTTATAATATTATAGTTGTTTTCAAAATATTCAATAGTTTCTTTTAAACCTTCATAAAGCGGTGTGAATTTAAAATCAGGTAAATATTTTTTTATTTTTGAATTGTCACTTGGTTTTCTAAATTGCCCCTCTGGTTTTTCTTTATCCCAAATAATATTACCCTTGTAATTCATAATTTCTATTATAACATCAACAACATCTTTTATTGATATTTCATCAGATGTTGAAAGTATTATAGGTTCACTTTCTTCGTAGTTGTCTAAAACCCATTCTGTTAGTTTTGCAACATCACGGCTAAATATAAACTCCCTTAATGGTTTACCTGAACCCCAAATAATAAAATCTGTTTTATTTTCTCTTGCTAAGTAACATTTATGAATTAATGAAGGAATTACGTGTCCATTTACAATATCGTAATTGTCGTTTGGTCCGTAAATGTTTGTTGGAATTACTGATTTGTAATTTAATCCATATTGTTCTTTGTATGCTCTAATTTGTACATCTGCCATTCTTTTTGCATAAGCGTATGCATCATTTGAAAAATGTGGGGGACCTAAATGTATTTTTGATTCAGTAAGGGGATATTCTACATTATTTGGAAAAATACAAGTAGATAAAAAAGCCACAAGATTTTTTATATTATGTTGTCTTGATGATTCAATAACATTTGTATTAATCATAATATTATCATAGAAAAACTTACCCTTATGGTTCATATTTCCGCCAACACCACCAACTTTACCTGCACAATGTATGATACTATCAAAATTATTTAACCCAACTAACGTGTTGACTTCTGAGGTTATTCTAATGTCAACCTCTTTAGATGTTGGTTTAAAGTATTTATCTCCAATAAATTCTGATCCAACCAAACCATAACCACCGGTAACTAATATCTTATTTTGCATAGTAATCTAACCAATATTCAATCATTTCATCTAACATAGTTTCAAATGTGTATTTAGGTTCCCATCCCAATTTGTTTTTTAACTTTGAGGAATCTCCTTTTAAATCATGTAATTCTTCGGGTCTGAAATGTTTTTCATCAATAACCACATAGTCTTCATAATTTAAATTTAACTTTTTAAAAGTGTAATCACATAGTTCTTTAACTGAATGAGATACACCTGTGGAACAAACATAATCTTCAGGATTTTCAGATTGTAACATTAACCACATCGCTTCGACATAATCCTTAGCGTGGCCCCAATCTCTTGATGCCGACAAATTACCTAAATGTAATTTATCTTGTAGTCCTAAACTAATTCTAACCGCAGCCTTTACGACTTTATTTGTTACAAAATTAGTTCCCCGTCTTGGTGATTCGTGATTAAACAAAATCCCATTCCATATTTTCATACCATAAGAATTTCTATAGTTTCTACAAATATTATATGAAAATACTTTAGCACAACCATAAGGTGATACTGGATTCATTGATGTCGTTTCTCTTTGATATCCGTCGTCATCAATAGTATTACCAAACATTTCTGAGGAAGATGCTTGATATATCTTTGAATGTGGTGAAACCATTCTTACCGCCTCTAATAAATTTAAAGTCCCTAAACCTGTTGCATTTGCGGTGTAAATTGGTTGGTCAAAACTAATTCTTACGTGTGATTGAGCTGCTAAATTATAAACTTCATATGGCTGTATTAGTGAAATTACTCTGACTAATGATGCCATATCTGTTAAATCAGCATACTCTAAATTTACTAAATTTTGCTCTCTTAAGTGTTCAATTCTACTTGATTGGGTTTCTGAAACTGAATTTCTCTTAACTATACCCCAAACCTCATAGTTTTTACTAATTAGTAATTCGGCCAAGTATGACCCATCCTGACCATTTATACCGGTTATTAACGCTTTTTTCATATATTTTTTAAAAATACACGTAAAAACAATAAAGGTCAAGTTAATATTTTGAAAAAAAATCGGTGTCTGTTATACCTTTATCATCTATATAGTAATCGGCAGATATTTTAACACCCACCCTTAATTTATGATATTTCACACCCCAATTACTAAGTTGCTTTTCAGTTTTTTTATACCAATCTATTTTCGACTCAGAACCTCTAGCTGTTTCAATGATTATTGTATGACCATTATCAAATAGTTCATTAACTAGCTCAATCCTACTTTGGTAGGGTTCTGAATTTTCATAATTTAATCCATTAAGTTTACATAATGTACCATCTAAATCAAAACAATAAATTTTACTCACCTCTTAAAGTTTTTCTTTTTGATAATTCGCTTTTAATAACTTCTCTTGGGCCATAACCATTACCACTAGCTATCTCAATATCTCTAATACCTTTTATTAGTTTTATTAACCCACTAGGTTCAACTGAAGCCATTTGGTCACTACCCCATATTGATCTATCTAATGTGATATGTCTTTCAATCCATGTCGCACCTAATGTTGTTGCTGCAAAAGTTGTTGTTAACCCAAATTCATGTCCACTATAACCTATTTCTTTGTTAGGGTATTTTTCAGTTAACCATTTAATATAACCTAAATTTAATTCGTCTATTGGTGATGGGTAAGTTGAATTTGTATGAAAAATCAAATCTGGTTCACAAATATTTATACATTTAACAATTTCTTCTTCAGTACTCATGCCAGTTGAAATCATTAAATAATCAGATTTTTCTTTTGCGTATTTAATCAATTCGTCATTAGTTATTAATGCAGATGGTATTTTCATCATTATTTTTTCTTCATCATTAAATTTAGTAGTATATTGACTCATAAAATCAACTGAACCTAAATCCCACACAGATGCAAACCAACCTATTTTCTTTTCTCTACAATACCTATCAATTTCATCATATTCTTCTTTACCAAATTCTATTTTATGTTTATATTCTAAATAAGTCATTTCACCCCATGGTGTTGATTTAATTTTATTTTTTTCATCCTTTGGAACACAAACATCTGGATTTCTTTTTTGAAATTTGACGTAATCACATTTTGCTATAACAGCAACGTCAATTAATTTTTTTGTCATTTCTAATGAACCATTGTGGTTTATACCTATTTCACCAATAATTTTTGTTTTCATAATAATTTTTCTATTAATTTTAAATCGTCTATAGTATCAACTTGAAAGCTTTTTGAATAAGGCATTTCAATTATACCAACGTTATTGTTATATCTTAATTTATTTTTGATTAATGATTCTTTTTTTGTTATATAAAAAGCACCATTTTCAACAAATAATTCTTTAATTTCTTGTCTCATTGGTCTGTTATTAACATCCCAGTTATGTGGAGTTATTTTATTATCAATGTTTTCCCATCTTGGTAACCAATGTTCTTTATAGCCGCTAAATACTGAATCAAAATTATTATTTAAAATTAATTCAATACCTTCGTTTATATAATCATGAGTTAATAATGGAGAAGTAGCTTGTATAAAAACTAAAACATCAAAGTCAACATTGTCTGAAAAATATAATAACGCTTCTTCACTTTTACTAAAGTCAGTTGATATTTCTTTTGGCCTAATAAGAATATTAGCACCATTCATTTTACTAACATTAGCTATTTCTTCATCATCAGTGCAAACCCATGTTTCATTAACTTTTGAGTTTATTGATGCGTCTATAGTGTAATTAATCATTGGTTTTCCTTTCAACGGATAAATGTTTTTCCTAGGAATACCTTTCGATCCACCTCTAGCCAAAATTACTGAAACTATTTTCATTAATTTAATGGTTTATAAATTACATTATATTCAAAACTTAAAAAACTAATCATTTTTTCTTCAATATAACCATTTTTATATAATTTTTAATATAAGTCAAAATAAGATATTTTATCCATAATTGTTTTTTAACTTTTGTTATTTATTATTATTTTTAATTTTTAAAAATTCGTTATAATCAAAAATATAATCATTTATGTCATATTCTGTTGAGCAAACTACAATGATTTCTGAATTAATATCCATAAATTCTTGACTGTCCCATATTAATTCTGGGATTAGTATGGCCTCACCTTGTGTTAACGTTATTTTTTCTTTTTTAGTTCCATCATCTAAAAAAACATCCACAATTCCTTTACTACAAATTAAAAATTGTTTTGTAGTAAAATGAGAATGGCAGCCTCTAATTAATCCGGTTGGAACATCTTTAACTATGAAAAATCTTTTCGGTTCAAATTCTAATTCATTAAATTCGAATGGTAATAATAAACCTCTCTCATCTAAAAAATTTTTTAATTTTATTTTTTTATTTTCCATTTTTGTATTCGTTTACTTTATCAAAAATATAATAAATTTCAGAATTAGTTAATAGTTCATGGAATGGAATTGAAACCGTTAATTTTGATTTTTCTTCTGAGTTAGGGCAATTTGCGTCATGTTTTAAATAAACTGGATGTAAATGCATTGATTCATAATGAATACCGCAAGAAATATCACTATTTTTCATAAAGTTAATAAATTTATCTCGTTTATTAACTTCTATCCTATATAAGTGGTTGCTGGTATTATCATACCCAAGTTCTTTATTGTATAATTCTCTAATTGTTTTTAATTTTTCTAACTTATCAGAATATAAATTAAAATTTTTAAGTGCTATATCACATTGCATTGAATTCATATACATTTTATAACCGACAAAATTAATTTTTCTTTCCCAGTTATTTGGTGAATATGACATACCATTTAAAGCTAATTCTTTTAATTTTTTAATTTTTTCAAAATCATCTGATACAATCATTCCGCCATCACAACTACCAACTGGTTTGGTTGGGTAAAAACTAAAAATCATTAAATCATTTGAATTACATTCTTTTTTAAATTGGTCTTTTTCTAGTTTTTGAGCTGAGTCGATAACTTTATAATCACCAAAATCATGTAACAAATAAGAATCACCAACCCAATTAACATCGTCATAAAATTCATAATCATTTCCAGAGGTTATAATAGCATTTAAAACAACTGGTGGTATCATACTAGGTACTTTAATTGAAAGTCCTTTATACTCCGTTAATAATAAGAAAATAGCACTAGTTGCACTATTAAACGTTGCAGCGTATTTAGCACCAACATAATTAGCAATAGTTTCTTCAAATTCGTTTACAATTTTATCATGTAATAAATTTGAATACTTACTAGTATCTATAATATGATTATTTAAATTAAATAAGTTAATCATATTATATTATAATAAATTCTAAACTTGTTATTAAACTGTTAGGTGTCCCATTGTATAAGTCGATACCACCATTTTTAAATAAATTTCTATAAGAAGCATATGTGTTATCTAAATTTGCTAGGTTTTGTCTTTCCATCTGTTCACCTTGTTCTTTGTTATAAACATTAAACCATTCGTTATAACCCATTCTAACTAAAACACTTTCTGATTCTTCATAAAAATGTTTTGATTGATTAACATGGTTAACCCAACTATGGTCAATACCCATAATAATAACTTCATTTATATTTTCTTCTTTAGCGACAAGATAACCAATTTGTAACCCTATTTGTGAAACACTTATATACGAATCAACGTTATTTGGTAATGTTTCTGGGAAATGACCATTTTCAGACCAAAAAATAACTTCATTATTTTTAAACAGTCCGTTATCTTCAACCAAAGGTTTTTGGTCTATATGAACCATTATTTTTGTTGAACTATTTAATTTTTCTTCGCATTCTTTAAACCAAGCTACTCCCATATCATAACTAATAGGATGATGTAAATTTCCAAAAATATGATATTTAATATTCATATTCTGAAATTCTGGATGAACAAAAAAATTACTAATTGTAACACAAGGACTATCTTTTATTTTTTTTAAATCTTGGTCCTTAATAGATGGGCCGCAAGCAAATACATAGCAAGTTTTCATATATAATATTTTTTATAAGTTTCTATTGTTTCGTTAAAGTAATCATCATATAATGATTTAATTTGTTGGTATTTCATAAATTCTTGATTATTAGGTTCATTAGTTGCCTCATAATTGTTTTTATCAAAATTTGGTTTGAATTTCATAAAATGAACAAATATTAATTTTTGTGGTTTACCGTTATAGATAATTTCTTTATTTTCATCAGTAAAATTAGAATAATCATATAAATGAAAATTAAATGGTGCACCGTGACCTAATTTTTTGTCAATTACACATAATTCTTTTTCATACTTAGGTAAAAATAATTCTAAATATTTTTGGTCGCCACATCTACCATGACTTCTGTGATATTCATGATTTTTAGTTTTATTAAGTGACCACCAATAATTAATTGATTCATTACCTATATTATCATTTTTAAAATAAACAATCCCAACATTGAAATCACCAACTCTGCTACCATAAAAAGTATGTCTATGTCTTATTAAACCAATTGATTTATCACCTATTTCATCATATATTGTATCTAAATCATTGTAAAAATATAAATCAGAATCACAGTATAAAACAGAATCTAAATTGTTTAATAATTTCATTGTAAAGTATGATGCTAAACTCCAACAAAATTCATCATATTTTAACTCATTTTTAGTGTTTAACAATTCATTATCGGTTGTTAAATAATTGTTTAAATTATAAATTACTAAATTTTCTAAATTTAAATTTTTTAATTTTTGATAAGCTAAATCATCTAAACAAAGATAATGTAAAGTAAAATCACCAGCATTCTTAATTAGTGATTCATATAAAACTAAACCTTTTAATAGATAGTTGTTATCTGAAAGTGTGCATAAATGTCTCATAATTTTTTAAAAATATATCCTTTGTATGCTGACGTATTAATTCTTGGAGCAAAACCTCTACCACCTAAAGCGTCAAAACTTTTTAAATGCTCATATCCATTATCGACAACATAATTTATAAATTTATATTCACCAAAAAACCAGCATGGGTATATTGCTTTATAAATGTCTGGTGGTACTATTTGTATTGACAATCTATCTTTGTCACCGTCAATCATTGACATTCTATCTAATAGAATCCAATCAAACTTATAATCAAAAACAGATGTTAATATTTCTTCTGTGTTTTTAATGTACGGAAAAACACCCGAACTAATAAAACAATTTGGTTTAGTTTCGGCTAAACACTCATCAATAGTATAATAAAATTTAATATTATCATCCTCAAAAATTTCTTTACCAGTAGTAACAAAATTTCCTTGTTCGATAATGTTCCATCTAACTTTATAATCTTTTAAATATTTTTTTAATTGAAAAAAGGTTGTACCTAATGACCCACCAAAATCGATTAAATTAATTTCATTGTTTATCGCAGTTTTTTTAATCCATTCCAACAATTCAAAAGCATATTCTGGTTCACCAACTATGATGCAGCCATCCCTTTCGTAAATATCTTCTCTATCTTTGGTTGTTAATAATATATTCTTAACTTGTTCTAAAATGCATTCGTCTGAATAACCAGTACATTCTTTTTCAGCGTCATCCCATGTAGGGTAATCACCACTCCACCAATAACCATGTTTATTGATTTGTTCGTTATAAAATTCACTCATGTTAAATTTTGTATTTATTTTTGGTTTCAATTAATTTATTAAAATAATCATTATAATATTCATATATCCTAGGATGTCTTAAATGTGAGTTATTCCATTCACCTTCTCTGTCTACTTTAAATGTGTTGTTTTCATAGTTTGGTGTAAAGTGAGAAAAATGTATAAATAACATTTTTTGTCTTTTACCACCCCAATCTATGTAATCACCATCATAACCATATAATGTAAAATTCCATGGTGCACCATGACCTATTTCACTGTCAATAACGCAAACATTATCTTCACCGAATATAGGTCCAAACCCTTCCAAATAAACTTGGTCGCCAACTCTGCCATATTCAGCAAACCATTCGTTTGTTGGGTCCATCACACAATCTCTCCACCATTTTAAGCATTTATAACCTATTTCGTTATTTTTAAAATAAACAACACCTACGTTATAACCACCGACATGATGTCCTATTGGTACATGTCTATGTAACATTATACCTATACTTTTATCGCCAATTGTTTTAATAATAGAATTAGGGTCATCATAAAAAATAATGTCTGAATCAACATATAAAACATCCGCTAAATTATATTTTTTAATAACATATTCAGTGAAAAACGAGCCAAGTGCAAAACAATATGTACATTCATGTGAATTTGGTTTATAATCTGTATTCTTTTTTAAAGTTTCAAAATCTTCATCGTTTTCAAATTCTTTTATGCTTATTGGAATTACATTTTTATTGTTAATTTCATTTAATTTATTTAAACTATCATCATCCATACAAAAATAATATATGTTTATATCGGTTGCTGAGAATTTAGTTAGTGAGTCAATTAATAATAAACCATTTATTAAAAAGTTTTTGTCAGATAAAGTACATATGTTAATCATTATTATTTATTTTTTTATAGATTAAATCATCGGCTATTAAATATTTTTTAGCTAATTCATAATTAGTTTTTATTACTTCTAATTTACTGAAATAATTATTTAAAGTCAATGTATTTTTCATTTTTTTTAAATCGTTTATATCGTCAAAAATAATAAATCCATCCAAATCAAAAAATTCACATATAGAAGGACAACCCCAGTATATTGGTATCGTACCAGTTATTAAACAATCTATTAATTTTTCAGTAAAATAATAATCTTTTTTAACATTTTCAATTATGACGCTATATCTGTAATCTTTTAAACCTTCTGATTTATTTTCAATTTGGTTATTGAATCCGTACACATCTAAATTATCAATAACATCGCTAAATGCTATTTCATGTCTTAATCTATGGCCATATGTTGATTTTTTGGCTGATAAAATAATTGAAGTGTCTTTTGTCTTTTCGTGTATTATCCTATTTTCTTCTTCAATCCAACAACCACCAATTGGTACCAACACAAATTTTTCAGACAAGTTTAATAATTCTTTATCAAAAGTAAAAATTTTATCGAACTTTTCAAAATTGTCTTTTATGTATTCATATGCATGTGGTGTTATTGCTGGTGATTCTAATAACCATGCGAATTTTTTAACGCCATTTATATTATCAACAAATTTTAATGTTGTGTCAGTCATAACAATATGGTCACCTATTTTATCCCTTACCCATTTAAATTCTGTAGGTTTATTATACCAACTAGATGAATGAGCGTGAGAAAAAATATTATCTAAAATATATAATTCACTTTTTAACATACAACGCATCTCCCCAAGTTCCACCATCCCAAGTCGTTTCAACTCTTTCAAATCCGTATTGACCTAAAAACATATCTAAATCTTCTATTCTGGCACAACCTTTATATAGTTCAGCCCTATTAACTTCAGTCATTATGTAGTCAATATTTTTAAGATATTCAGATCCCCCTTTAAAAACCTCTAGTTCATAACCTTGTACATCAACATTGATAAAATTATAGTTTTCTTTATCTTTTATGAAATTATCTAACTTTGTAATTTTAACTTTTTCTCTTCCATTAAATTGAATGTTGGGGTGTTGAATTAAATGGTATTCTGGTTCCAAGACCGAACTTGATTGTCCTTCATTTATTGTTTCAGTATACATCTCAACTTCACCTTCAATGTTTCCGAGAGCGGTATTAATAATAATTGCCGACTCGCCAACATTTTGTTTAAGCCTGTTAAATGTTTTTTGTACAGGTTCAAAAAACATAACATTTGATATTCCTAATTTTTGATAGGTACCAAATTCTTGACCAACATGTGCCCCGATGTGTAAAACACCTTTTATTTTAAGGCCATACTTTAACTTTAAATTTTCTAAATTTAACAACATAATTTTAAATTATTAATTTATTGTTTTCATATTTGACTTTTATTTTTTTCCAATCATTCTCATATATTGAATGGTAGTCTTTTTCGCCTTTAGGTCCAAACCAAACTGACGGAACAAATACTTTTTTATCTTTATTTGTATTAAGATAAGAACCCCACCAAGAAAATGAAGAGTTACACATAATATTATGATTACATAAACTCATCGCCCAAAGTTCTTCATAATCTTCTAACCCATCAACAACTATTGAGTTTTTATAGGTTAAGTTTTCCTTTACCCATTCTTTATCATTTGAAAAAATAAAAACGTTTGAATGTTCAAGTTGACTTATACATTCATCAAAATAACTTTTGTCTAAAACCGGTAAAATTTCAGATATCCCTAAATAGTCGCCTCTTCTTACATGAATTGAAACTGAATTTTTATTGAATATTTCAGGGTATAAATTTTTTATTTTGTTTTTAAATTCTTCGGTTGGTAAAAACATTTCTTGTATTTCTTTTTTAAAATTTAAAAAGTTTTCACTACTTTGAAAATAACCATAAAATTCAGTTGGTTCTGTGTAAGTATATTCAGTTTCATAGTGAGCCCAAGTAATCTCATTAATTCTTTTTGTTGGTATTTTAATATAATCAAAATTTATATTTCTAAATATGTTATTTTGATATTTTGTTGGTTGATTACCTTCCATTGGAATAAAAGCAACATTATTAAAAATAACTGATGTATTACTTTTTAATCCTTCTGCCGTTGCTTTTGCAATTTGAAACATTTGGTTACCCAAACCACCCATTAAATGACTTGTTAAAAACATTTTTTTATGATAAAATAATTAAATTTGAAATAAATGATTATTAAAATTTCACCTCATTTGAATTAGAAATTGTATGTAAAATACTTAAAGATAATACAATCTTTTTTTTAGATGGTCATTTCTCTGCTGGTAATACTGGTAGAGGAATAAAAGATTGTCCATTATATTAAGAATTAGAATCAATAAATAAATATTTTAAAAATACAGGAATAATTATTATTGATGATATGAGATTAATGGGAAATATATATTCAGATATCGATCGTGATCATATATTAAAAATTTTACAAGATAGAATAATTTCATATACATATATGGAATCAGTTATTGTTGAAAATGATAGATTAATTTCTTTCTAAAATATTAAAAATAAACATATAAATTATCTTTTCCAGTTTGTGGATATTCTTTTTCACATGTAACATTTTTATTTTTAAATTTATATACTTCAACAGAATTCCAAAAATTCCAAATTAAAAATCCGTGAGATATAAATGGATCTACTACTTTTTCTGCATATAAATCTTGTAAATTCATAGAAAGTTCAGATAATGCATAATTACTTATTAAAAAACTATCTTTATTTAAATATATATTTTCATCATTTAAATTAATTGCATTTATTGAAATATTATGTGCATCTAAATATTTTACTTGAAGTTTCATTGCTTCATCTAAATCAAACATTGAATAAGAATTAATAGTAATATTAAATAATGATGATAAATTATATAAAAATAAACATAATCCACCATATCCTCCACCAATTTCAACAATGTCAATATTATTTAAATTGAGTTTTTTCATATATTCTAAAATTAATAAGGATTGAAAAATATATCTTAAATTAGATGGTGAACAACAACAAAAATTTTCAAAATTTTCTTTAATTGTTTTACCATATTTATCATTTAAAATACATAAATCAATAAAAAAATCCTTATTATTATTATAAATTAAATTAAATTTTTCTTGAATTAATGATAAATATTCTAACCCAATTGAAAATGAAACATGCTCTAAAATCATTGTATATGATTTATCACTTTTAAAAAACCATTCATTTTTATCTAATAATAGATTTTCTAAAATACTTTTTTGATATAAATTCCAGGTAAACATATATTATAATATATTTATGGCTATTATTTATTAAAATATTTTCCAATTTATTTCGCAATGGATAAAAATTAATTTTATCATTACATTTTTTAACACCTCCTAAAAATATATCCCAATTGTCATTTGATTCCAAATAAGATAACAACTTTTTTAGTCTATTTTCAAAATTACTCCTTCCAGTATAATTACATATTTCATATTTTTCCTTCGCCATCCTTACACATTTCTTAAAACTTAAAAAACATCCAATTCCTCCATTTTCATGCCTAATTGCTTCTACAAAATTTAATTGAATAATCTTTGATACTTTGGTCTATTTATTATAATTTGATATGTTCTAAACTGTTCGTGTGGTCCTCCAGCAGCACTACCTTGTTTGTGGTCATTTCTTGGGTTGTCCCCATTATAAACCAATAATATTTTTGGTATAAATTCATAATGTTTTTCTCCTGCCATTTCTACCATAGGAAAAGTATATGCAACATCAGCGCCTGAAATAAAATAAGACCCATCATCATATTTTAAAGAATCTTGATCTATATTTCTCCATAAATGTGTTTTCCAAGTCCTTAAATGTGAAAATTGGAATCGATCTGTTCTTATAGTGTCGGGATTTGCTTTTGCTGAAAACCCCAAATGTCCATTTATCCAAACCCAACTTCCATTAGTTAACCACAAATTTTTATTAGATTCATATTTATTATTTATGTAATCTAATACGTTTTCATCGTAGAACCAATCATCACCATCGAGTTCAATAATTATATCTTCATCGTAAAACAATTCTTCGTTTCTAAAAAGCTCATCCATATTTCTAAGTTTAAACTTTTTTTCAGTGTTTTGAATTAGTACAAACCTATCATCACCATTAATTAAATTTTTAATTATTTCAACAGTGTTATCTGTTGATAAGTCATCAACCAAAAAAACTTTATAATTTGTGAATTTTTGATTTTTAATTGAAGTAATACATTTTTCTATATAATCCCCAACATTCCAAAAACATGTTACTATTTTAATCATTTAAAATTTTTATATATTCTTCTTTTATTTTTTTTGCGACTTCATTTATATCTTCGGGTAAGTTATATTTTTCTTTATTCAAAATATATCCATTTTCATCCACATTGTAAATCCATCCTGGTTTTTCACAAAGCCAACCTTCAATTGTTCTCCTACCTAAAAGTATTCCTGCCGTCTCAGAACAGTTTTTAACAAACATCTTTTTCACAATACTCCGAAATTTCTCTTTTGTATTATGTAAGCGAAATCAAATCAAGACCTCGGCTTTGCCGCGTTTGAAACAATCAAATACGAGAGAAATACGCCAAAGAAATTCTTGGAAAAGAGGTCAAGTACGTTGTAGATAGTGTTTTTTAGTGTGTAAGGCAGCACGGCGACAATGCCGTACAGGGACCAAAACACCATGAAATACACATATATTTTCAGGCTGGTGTTATTTATAGTCATATTTGCATCATTTGCAACAAATCTCTCATATATGATGTAGAAATAAGCGATGAACGGCACGAAGCCGAGAGCAACGCCGGCGACCAGCGGAAGGACGCCCACCTCTCCCAAGTACCCGAACAATAGCATGAGCCAGTTTAGCGCGAGGATCTGTGTGACGGGCACCGCATTTTCTCTCAAAATTTGGATTAAAGAAGGCGAATCATTGCCTTTATCTGTGTTGTTCAGGTAAATGATGTAGGCGATCATCGTTACAAGCATGGTGGGCGTGGTGATGGCCCAGTCGGCGTAGCGCTTGGGCGTGATGTTTTTCACGCGGTCAATGTTGTAGTAGAGCCACGCATAAAACGAGCCCTCCACGGCTTGCACCGCGACTTCCAAGCCAAGAAGCTGCTTGATGACCTTCATGCCAGGCACTGTTTTAACAAACAGCGCCATTACTTCAATAATGCCGGTGACGAGTTGCACCACGATAGAGAACCAAAGGGACGAGTGTAACAGCGAATTCATTTATTTTATGAATATATAATTAAATAAAATATTCAACATGACGGAATTAAAACGGGGTCGCGGTGTTCTTGTGACGAATCACTCAATAATGACTCGTTTGTATATGCCCCCCACAACAACACCCCGCCCGCCACGATAAACACAACCGAAAACTCCCGGTCGCTTGGATATTCCCGTATAAATAAAAACAGCGCCGTGAGGAAAAGCACAAGGAATGCGACCACCGATACGATGCGTTTCACCTCCATTCTGTAATACAACGATATATTTTTTTTGACTCCGCTGATTCCATTCCATTCCATTAAGCGAAATCAAATCAAGACAAAGAGAAAATAGTTCCTTTACAGACTGGACACTCAAATTTTTTATTGAATTTTGAATAACATTCAGAGCAAGTAACATTGTGATTACATGGATTGAATGTTAAATTTTTTTTATTTGAATAACACATGATGCATTGTTCCTCTTGATCATTTGTCTTTTCCAAGATTAAATTGGCAGGTAAAGATAATGCGCATGTTGGATTATTGGAACTATTGGAACTAACAACAATTACGCCAACATCCATTGTCATCCTATTGTAAAATCCACGATATCCTAAACGGGCTGATTCATTATCACAAATTCTTACTCTTGTTGAATCGGTTCTTTCATAGTAAACACTATTATTTTCATTTCTTGAAATACTGAATATGATATTCGGTTGTAAATTATCAATCTCTATTTCTGTTATATCCCTTGCATGAGGTGGATATGCTAGAGGTGTTGAATATTTGGAAACATATGTTTTTTTCTGTTTATCATCGTACATAAAATCATAATATGCCCAAACTTGATAATTTCTCGCTGAATGCCAATCAACTGGATTCATATCAAGTAAAAATACTTGAACATCATCAAAATCTGCTATTGGTAGAACAATACTTCCATCACTAATGTATGTTGGCAAATATGGATCGTTGTATTTTCTATAAACTGACAGTTCATTTGTGGTTACAGGTGTTTGTGGATAATGTGTTGTTATATTTACTCTATTTTTGAAATTTTTAAAAGCTTGTATTTGATCAGGATTTGCATGTTGCCATGCTCCGTTTTGTTTTATTTTTATTTGCATAATATTAATAATATTTATAATTAATTATTGTTTAAATCAATTATAATCAAAAAAATTACAACAAATAAATGCACTTTCCGTCGTAATCAATTACAGAATGGTGAATGACTTCTCTTCAAATATTGCACTATGAGTAATTTGGTTAATCCGGTGTTTGATTCTCATTCGTTCATCATTTGTTTTATAAACGCCACGTGCAAGTTCAATGAAACACTCGTCAAATACTCTTACTCTTTCTTTTTCTCTAATATCATCCTCAATTTTCCAAAGTTTTTTGTTTATCATTAGCAATGCTTCAAGTTCATTTTTAACTTCAGGGAATGTATTGATGATTTCTTTTACCAATTCACTCATGTTGTTTAATTCTTTTGCAACATTCTTTTTTTGTGATGCATTTTCTATTTTTTCAATCTTTATATTCAAAATACTGTATTTATCTATTATTTCTCCATATGAAGTTAAAACATAAGCCATTTAACTTCATTCGCACAATATTTTTAAATTGTTTTGAATATTTATCCCTATTACAATTTAATTTTTATATGCCGTTGATCATTTCAAAATGAGCAATGTGGTCGGTGATTTCATACCGGGCTATGTCGTTGTTCCATTGGCCCACAATTCGTTTGGTCACCGGATCATGCAGCGTAGAGAAAGTGTGGTCAGGCAACTTGCAAATATCGTAATTGATGCCGTTGATTTGAAGAGGATAGTACATTCCAAATGATAAAATATTTTCAGAAGTAATAAAATTATTAAATTGATATAATATAAATGAAAGAAAAAATATTTTATGAAATATCTGCAATTAATTTTGATGATGATAAAATTATTTATAAAAATTATAATTCATTAATGATACACAGTGGAATGGGGGGCAATGAGATTTGCTGGATTTCGTAGAGAAATCTCATATTCTTTACAAGAGGATGATATAACAGAAATTCCAAATGAATTTTATAAAGAAAAAGTTGTTCCAAAGAATGATTTGATTTGTGGAATTTCACAGGAAGTGATAATATTTGGATTGGATATACCAAAAAAGGTTCAGTGTATTCAGCCATAATATCATGCCATGAACTAAATAAAAGAGTGTTTGATATTACTTACACTGACAAATTTATGTGGAATAACTTTATTAAATTAAGTTAAAAATAATTTACTTATCACATAACCTCTAAAAATATCTATATAAAATTAATATTTAAAGAAAATTTATAATAATAAATATATTAATGAATTTTCCAATTGAAGTAAATTTATATAATAACACACATATAATAGTTATAGATGATATAAAATTTGATTTAATTTGTCTTTTAGGAATTGAAGATGAAGATAAAAATGATATTAAAGATGATTTTTTTATAAATAAATGTTTTGGTAATAATATTACTAAAGAAGAACTAATAATAGAATATGATAAATTATATAAAATATATAAAGTTTTTCAGTTTAAATTTGATATTTTAACAGATAAAGTATTATTAAACGATATAATTAAACGTAATCTATATGAATTTAAAGAAAATTTTTATATCAAAAAATATACAAATAAATGGTATTTATATGAAATTAATGATACCATCGTATTTTATCCAAATGGAATAAAAAAAATTGGCATAAATAAGTTTTTATGTTATAATAATAAATATTATTATGTATCTCACATTGATGATTATTCATTAACAGAATTGATTAAAAAACTAAATGATAATGATAGTTGTTTAATTTACGAAGATAATCAAGGTCATGGAATAGATGTATCTTCAAAAGATTATGGTTTATTATTTTCTACTTTCCCTGGTACTGTAGAAGAATTTAATGAGTATTTTACAGCAATTGATTAAGACTATTCTATCTTTACACCTTTGCACATTTAAAATGCTCATTTTTATATTATATTTTTTAAAAAATTAATAATTTGTGATGAAGTAGATAAAGTGTATTTTAATTCTGTGACATAATTATTATAATCAATATTATATTCTTTTTTTAAATCTTCTATATTTTTAAAATTAGATGGCAATTTATTTTTATTAAAATTTAAAATTATATTATTTTTATTTTTACAAATATAATTTAATAATCTTGTATTATATTGTATAAATAATTGTTTTAGAGATATCTTTATAAAAAATTTAAAATTTGTTTTTAGTGGATAAATAATTAATTTATTATTTATATAAATATCTAAATAACCAACTAATAAATTTATTTTATTTTCATCAAGTTTATTAATTTTATTATCAATAAATTTTATAAATTCCTTATTATTTTTAATTTTTTTTTTAAATTCTTCAGTCCAATCATCTAAATCAATTACATTATAATCTTTTTTAAATAAATTTCCAATATAAGTTTTACCTGAACCAGATGTTCCAGCAATATGAATTATCATTATATAATTATATATTTTATATTTTTTTGAAAATAGCTGTAATTAAATTGAAATAAATATTAATAATAATAATAACAAACAATCATTATGTCAAACGAAGTAATAAAACAAATAAACCAAATTAACCTAAAAAATTGAATATTTTAACAACTAAAAAAAGAAAGAATAAAATGGAACCAAAATACGTTGAAAATTTGTCAGAGCCGTGGTTTACACTAATCCAACTTGGATTGAAGACAGCTGAAGGAAGAAGAAACAAAGGAATATTTAAAGAGATGAAAGTCGGTGATATTATTGAGTGGAAAAATGATG